ACTGAAATATTCCCCGTCAATGTACATTTTCCCTACAGTGTAATCACTGCCCAGAAATGTCCTCTCTACTTTTATCTCCATCCTGTTTGATATTAAATTCTACTATACTGGATTCATTAGTGATAGCATCGATCTCAGTCTGTGACAGGGAAACTCTCTTATCACAGTGGATGTCCTTACAAGCAATTCCTGACAGCCAGTCTATAATAGACCTGAGAATATATTTCTTCTTACGGCTGTTCTTGTCATGGGCACTCAGTTCTTCCATACGGGAATTTACAGCTTCAAGTGTCTGAGTATAGAATTCCCTCATTTTATTCAGGGACTCATATTCAGCCGCCGATGCCTCTGCATTATCCCGTCTCCTGGACCCCTTCCCTGCCCTGTAGGAAATAATTCCTGAGGTGATAGAAGTAGCAAATCCTATGAGAGCTAAAGTAACTTCAGTTTCCATAGCCATTATCTGATATAATTCTTTTTTTGTACACATACAGGTTAGTCAACTATTTCCATAAACTTACTTTTCTTAACAGAGGAATATGGATTACTGTCATATATATCTGTGATGAGAACAGTATGTTTTTTCTGAAATAATCTCCATAGGAAAAACTTCTTCCTTTTATTAATAGTCTCTTTTCTGGCACTTGTAAATATACTCAGTTCACTTACAAATGAAGGGGATACTGAAATAAGATTAGGATAATGTAATCCTAATCTTACAGAAAACCACTTATCACCTATCACAGTGTCAGCTTCGATGAAACTATCACTAAATATTGTATCTGCCATAAAAACAGTATCAGTACGTGCAGACTGTGTCAGCAAGTACTGAACCTGTTTAAGCTTCGAATCCTTTATTCCCAGCTCCTCCTGGACCTGACGAAGCTTAAACAGAACAGAATCATGTCTGTATTTATACTCCTGTATAGTATATTTGAAAGCCCTGTTCTCAGATTCCAGTAAACTGTTCTCTGAATCATAAGCCTTCAGGTTAACCTCCTGCCTCGAAACAGCATCTGATAATTTCTTTATCTTATGATCCTTGACAGCTATAACAGCTATAAGTCCCGTAAGAACCAGAAATATTACCAGTATTTTAGAGCTGACAGACATATATCACATTTATTTATTATGACAAATATAATACATTACACAGATATAACAAATAAATCTAAACAGATTTTATGTCCTACGCTCCCCCTCCTGTACTCTGTATAGCAGACACAATAGCTGCCCCCTGAGTATTTATAGCAGAAATAACAGCTTCTATTTTGGCAGCCAGGGATGTGATACTGGTATTCAAGGTATCAAGTTTTGAAATAACAGTATCCAGTTTTGTATTGGTCTGCCCAGCCTTAGTATCCAGTGAAGTCAGTGAAGCCTTCATGGTGTCTGTATTATCCTTGGTATCAGTGGCAGTACTGGCAATTTCTGCCACATCTGCTTCTACAGATGCCAAAGATCCTGTGATCTGCGTAAGTTCAGCATTCGCAGATTTTGCCTCAGTAAGGATCTCTTCAACAGATTCCCTGATATCCTTACCATTTTCTGAGAGCCATATAAGGCCTCTCCGCATTTTAAAGTCAATTCCTGTCATTGTCATAGCTATCTGATTTAAAGTGTTTAAGCCGTTAATATCCTATCGCCAGCCAGAAAAACTCATTTCTGTTATTTACCGGGGCAGTTCCTACTAATTCCACTGTAAGTGAGGAATTTGAGAAAGATTTGATAGTTAGAACATCTCCTTTGGCCCAGTAGCCGTAATAGTTGTTAGGAGTAAGTTGTACCATACAGCACTTGGTAGGAAATGTTTTCGGAAAAGATACTACTGTAGTCATGTTACCAGTATTAAAGTTACTAAGTCCTGACTGTATCAACATCCCCCCCCCCTGAATAGTATCTGCTTTTGTAGGAGCTGTTTTGATAAACAAGCTATCTAAGTCAGTTTCTGTAATAAATTCATTAGCCATTTATTAACACAGTATTTAATTGTTATACACTTATGTTAGTTTTTTATACGTATTTCCAGAGCTATTTAGTTCTGTCCACCATATATCTCCTTTATAATTAATTAACTCTGGCTGTATTCCAACATTTCCAAAATTCTTTACTATAGTACCGCTATATATTTCACATAAACAAGGATATTTAAGAGTAGCAGACTGAGATACATTTATACACTTATTGCTTCCGTATGTTAAGCATCTAACAAAATATTCAGTCATTGGAGTATATGATAAAGAAAGACTTGACATTTGAGAAGAACGATAATCCCAATTACTACTAATTCTTATATACATATTATTAGTTTCTGCTTTAGCAAATGTAGCATAATTACCATTAGATTCTCTAGTAAGAACCTGTGAATACATAGTAGGACTGACATCTGCACCATTAGCATAAGAACTTGAATCATTAGTCTCATTTACATATAATCTTGCTACATGCCTATACGTTCCTGAAACATCAAAATACGCATAGTGATAATCACCAATCTTCTCTACAAAAGAAAAACTTCTTGGAAATTTAAAATTACTACCAATATAAGCAGCTATAGCAGTAAGAGTATTATTAGATGTGTTTAATTTATATACTCTATATTGCGTATTAGCATTTGAAGAAGATCCACTACAACAAAATAGATAATTACCTGATAAAGCCGAAGTAGCTATATTATACCAATATCCAGTAGAACCACTTAGAGATATAGATGTAGTAACCATCGTACCATTAACCACAACTCCGAAAGTGATATTTTTAAAATCAGAAGCTGCATAAACAAATGGAATTCTTTCATCGTCAGGATCTGCTACAATACCTATACGACAGTAGACAGCTCGGGCAGAAAGGAAATTATTTAACACTTCCATATTATCCACTTTCCTAACTATATCATCATCCACAGGAAAATCATTATATCCGTATCCGGTGAGAAGATCAGGATCCGCTCCGGCAGTAATAGCTGCTCCTTTTGTTATAAAGGTATATGTGTTTGTACTGCCCGGAAGTCCCAGTTTATTGGAAGCATCCATGACAGTCAGAAATTCCTTACTCATAACAGTTTCTGTATTAGCTTTTTCAAATCTTCTAATTCCTCTCTCAGAGAACAAATCTCTTTCCTATACTCTTCCTTCTCTGCTTCTCTTAGCATATGTTCCTCTTTAAGAGCTTCCTGTAATATAACAGTATATCTCTCATAGGAGAATGTTTTGGTTTTACTCTTATCATTTATCTCCCTTACAAGCCCTGTAATCCTGCCTTCCCAATACTGAGCCGATGTCCCTACCAGTACTTCATCCTCATCCTTCCATGTATAGAAGAATCCGGGCGATCCAAGAACATGTGACAATACAGGGGCCAGGGAGGTGATATTGTTCTTAAATCTGATATCAGATGTAGAAGAAGTACCTGCTCCGGCTGAACATACTACGTGTTTACTGAAAGTAATTTCAGACTGAGAGTTAATTTTTGACATGATAGTAGCAGCTGTCTCGGCACTTGGTATAGAAGGCTTGTTACTTAAATCATTATAACTTCCTGATGTAGCTACGGTAGCAAATGATGGTTTACTTGTAACTTCACTCCAAGATGGCCAACGAGTCACATAAGCTGAGGGTGCAGCCTTTAACAAAGCATCCCAAGAAGCTTGTAGATCACTAATATCAGATAAAGGATGTGTGTGGCTTGACGGAGTGAAGGTACTTGGTTTACTTGTTATCTCAGACCAAGAATAAGAAGGCTTACTTGATGCTTTTGCCCACGCATACACATCAGATGCTGGCATAGATGAGGGGAAATCAGTAATCTGAGATTTAGTATGTGTGTGAGATGATGGAGTGAATGTTGAAGGCTTACCAGAGATAGAATTCCAAGTTAATTCATCAGTTCTTGCAACAGCAAACCAACCGGGTTTATAATCATCACCATTATTACAATATACATAAATACGTTTGGTTGTTCCGTTACCTGAAGTAGTTGGTACAGTTACTCTAATAGTACAGTTTGATGCACTATTACCGATAACTTCTACAGTACTACCCGCAAGATGTATTACACCAACACCTGTATCAGTAATTGATTGATTAGCCATATAGCTCCAACTACCACGATATATACCAAAACCAGTACTGAATGCACCAAGATTTTGAAGGTGAGTCAAAAATTGTGCGGTAGTTATTGAATCATTATTACCACCAAAAGAATAACTTGGATTTATTGGTTTATTTGTTACTTCAGACCAGCTCGGCCATCTGGTAGCAGTTTCTGGTTTTCCGGTAATACTACTCCAAGTTAATGACAAGCCACTAATATCACTCATTACATGTGTATGTGAACTTGGAGCAGCTCCAATAAGAGCCAACGCTTCACTTGAAGGAATATCTCTTAGTTCTCTATTACCATTCACTAAATCTTTTTTCCACGCAGCCAAAAAATTAGCTGTAGATGAGGTTAACGCAGTTCCTCCATAAGATATCTGAATCGGATTTGCTCTACCGCCTGAATCTTTAACTAAATTAGCAGGTCCTCCAGCAGATGCTGAACCAGCATAATTATGTGTATGACCTACAGCAGCTGCCCCAATAGCAGCAGGAGTGATATTCACAGTTTTAGCTGCATTAGGAGCATATGTGGTATTAGTAGATCCGTTGAATTGGATAGTTAATGCTGCTATGTTAGACGTATCTAAAATAGTATATTGTGTACCATTTTTGTAGTGCATTAAATTAGTATTACTTGATCGCAGTATCATTTGATCTACCACGGTACCAATTCCTACTTGTGCATTAGTTACTCCATCAACTCCAGCTTGATGGTAGGCTAGTAGAGCATTACCATCTATACTTTCTATATAATTTGTGTTAATTCTGGGAACAGTTAACCTTCCAGTAAGAGTCCCTCCGGATAATGGAAGATATTTATCTAAATCAGATTTATAAGGTATTTTACCAATTAAAGTTCCTGAATTAGTTCTAATTTCTGGTCCATTTTTTAAACAAAATACTTTATCGCTTACGTTATCTGATAAAAAAGCACCAAGTGTACCTAATTCAAATCCAACACTACTCTTAATACTGTTACCAATAGAAAAAACAATATCGACCGCAGGCACAGAACTTGGTGAATTAATTCTTAATACAATTCTATTACTACCACTTAGTACCCCCCCACTCAAAGGTAAATAATTACTCAAACGACTAGTAGTAGCCAACTCCTCATCATTAATATAAGCATGACCTCCAGGGGAAATTTTTAACATAGTGGGAGTTACTCCACTGTTAGAACTATCAAGAGATAATATTCCGCTACCTTCTGATACTGTAGTTTCAAAAGTATAATTATTTCTACGTATTCTTATATAATTATAAACATTCTGAGAAGAATCTCCTATATTCAGACTTCCTGTTAATGTACCTCCAGTAAGAGGTAAATAACCACTCAAATGAGTAGTAGTAGCTAACTCCTTCCAAGCTGTGTGTTCATTCTCATTATTTAATGTTGGTGATCCACTTCTTACAAACCATCTGTTAGAATCATAAGTTCCATAAATTTGACTTGAACCATTATATACTCCGGGAATGACGATAAGAGATCCTGCTTGCTGTATTGGGTATCCTCTGTCTGTAGTAGCATCACTGTTAGATGGTTGAGCAGCCATCATCGGAAAATGATTAAACGAACTATTTAAGCTTGTAGTTCCGAGATTCCTTGAGAAATTATAAGAATCAAATATCAGACAATGCACACCATCTCTATAATGTAGTAGATCAGAACTATTTGATCTAAGTACCAGTTGAGAGTCTGGTGTGCCTACTCCTACTTGTGTATTACTTACTCCAGTCCAATCTGTTGGATGATAACCCAATAATCCGAGTTGCTCACGAGTAGTCGATATTGAATTTACATTTAACTTATTATAAATATCTACAGGAACATTATTAGATTGAGAACCTCCAATATTCAAATGATTATTAGGAGTTACATATATTCCTTCAACAACACCAGATGTCCTATTAAATAGTATTCCTTGGTTATTAGTGAATGTAGGCCTCCCATCTTCTTTTATAATCATATAACCTCTGCCACTATAAGGATAGTATTTAGAGCTAAGCTTATTTATATCTGATTTAAATGCAACTTGTTCAAACCACTTTATTTTCCCTTCATTTCCTCCACCTATTATTACACTACGTAAATCATTTCTATAAGATACACTAATATAAGCATGGGTATCACCTAGTGACCATCCAAGATTAGCTGCATAAGCTCCACCAAGACCACTATCAGCCGAATTACTTCTAAAAGGAACTATCCACGTAGTAGAATCATTCGTTCCCCATATAAGCTCTCTAAAATTATTGATAAAATCACTTCCAGAAGGAATAGTGGTTCCTTTTATCCTAGTAGTCTTAGGAGTGCCTATAATATTACCAGATAGAGTATAATTCTGTATCAATCCTTCTACATCCAGATTACTGGAATCATAGATGATATAATTCTGACCTCCTTTAGTATGTATAAGATCATCACCGGATCCTGTAGTCAGTGATATACTACTGGCTCCGTATGGCTCTATACTGTTAGGGCTAAGATAGGTATCAAAATATATCATGTTCAATACGGAAGGCTTATCATACCTGTAAGCATTCAATGATGTGGCAAAGTCCAGAATATCAGCACTTGGCACATCTCTGGTATTTAAATTATATCCTATTGTACATGACCATGGGGTGTTCGCTTGTAAAGCACCGAATCTAATACTACCACTACCAGTTGCTACTACAGTAATATCATATTCAGGGTGATTACTTACTCCACCTGAAAAGAGAAGCCCTGTTTCAGGAACAATATTCGTAGTTACTGCTCTTTTAAGGGAAGCATCCCATGACAGGAAGAACTTATCACTAAGATCAGATTCATTGTTCCTTAACATCACAGGCCATAAATCCCCTTCTACCCCTACCTTGAACCTGTCATCAGATTCGTCGAATATAAACTGATAATCAGCAAGGGCTCCCCGATCTACCTGTATACCTGAAATTCCCTTTGTAACCCCGGATCCTACCTCCCCTCTGTTTAAAAGAAGAATATTATCGGATACTTCTACAGTCTCAGCTTTTGTTATGAATGATGACCCTTCCTGGGTAACATTACCCTTAATTGTAATATTATTGAGGATAAGGTCAGTATAAGCATTATCAGAATTGTCACGCAGTTCGAATATACCCCCTGAATTCTTTAGTTTAGGGCCTGTACCAAGAGTTAACTGCCATGTTGAAGCAGGAGTACCATAAATGGATAATGATTCTCCTGACGAAGGAATAAGCCTGTCCAGAGCCGTCTTATAGGAAGGGGTCATAAGACCCATATTCGTATCAGTGACAGGCAGTAATTCCATGTATACCTTAGTCGCTGACTTAGCAACAGGATTATACAAATCCACAGCTATACTCTGGGTATTTTTACCTTCTGCATCATATACAGCCCACAGATCAGTTACAAACGGCTTATCTATATCCAGATTCGAAGTGTCATACATTGTAAACATCCCCTCCAGGCCCTCACGGACAACAGGATTTTCAGCATATAATCTGGCAGAAAATCCGGCAGATCCAAGCTTTACAGTATTCCCGCTCCTTACCAGTAAATCAGACTGACCGACAGCAGATCCAAGCCCCTTTCCATCAGGAAAGGCTATATTACCTGTCATCAATCCTCCGGATAATGGCAGATAAGAACTTGTAATGTCACTTAACTTACCATCCAGGTATTTCCTTGGGATGAAACTGTCAGTACCATTCGGAAGTATTCCTATATTGTTGAGTATATAGGTCTGATTCCCTTCATCCTGAGACAGATAGAGGAGAATACAATATCTTGTAAATCTGGCACTATCTGCTTCAGGAGCCATAGTAAAACTCAGATTCTCAGGAATATCCAGATAAAGTCTTAAAGCTCTTCCTTCTGCAATGGTATCCAGGGCTACCTTCCATACAGTATGGTAACCTTTTTGAGCAGACTGTGCAGTAGTATTAGTATTCCTTATTACTACATTGGGATTATTATACCTGAAATAGTCATATATAAATGAATCGGCCTCATCCCTGTCATAATCACCTTCTTCCAGGGTAATCTCCTGTGCGCCATTAAAATCCCATGCAGAATCAAAAGGAATAGAAATGCTTATGACATGAGTCCTGATCTTATCTGTATTCACTTCTCTCCATCCTGTTTCAGACAGAAATACAGTATCAGAAGCTCCTTCCGGTGAAGGCATCAGCTCCTTACCTTCCTCCTTGTCTACCTTTTTATTGTCCAGTTCATTATACTTGTCGTTGAAAATAGTATATATTTTACTGAATTTTCTTCCTAGAAACGTTCCTATTTGCTGTAAGATTTTATCCATCTCAGTCTTATTTTAATGCATTAGGTAATTCATTTAATACTGCTTCTTCAAATTCCTCATAAGAGCCTCCTCCCACAAGATCTCCTTCATCTGTTATAAAAGCCACCTGGTTAGCTCCTGATTCTTTCAGATAAGCCTTAAGCATATCTATAACCTCCTGAGGGGTATTAGGTTCCCCGTCCTTTACCCTCCATATGTATTCAACAGATACGGCAAGGTCAAAACCTGGGTCCAGGAAGGCCTTTATCATGTAACATCTGCGGCATTCATCATTGCCGGGAAGTTTAAAAGGAGTCATTTCCTTTTCAGGAGAGGAGCCTGACCTGTATACAGTATGAAAGTCTACCCCGTCAAGACTTTCATCTATCTGGTAATAACAGGGAATTACAGACTGGTCCCCAAACCCGTCTATCCTTCGTATGGTAGCATGTAATTCACCGGGATAAGGTATTCCGAAAGCATCTACAAAGATGCTGTTCGTATTCAGTACCATAAAAAAGAAATCTCCTTTATCCCCTCTAGGAATAAAAAGGTTCAGTTTGGGAAATTCTATAGGTCCCGTAATGGAAGCTCTGGCATCGGTACCAGGATCCAATGTCTCTACATTTCCAACCTCCAGGTCCGGGGTGGTGCCATTTACTCCTCTGGGAATCCAGAAATCAAACATAGCTTGATTCGGAGTCCCTGAATTTACCACTTTAGCTTCTTCATTAGGCTGTACAGTATGTACAGTGCCGACAGATATTGTAGCTGCCTCCCCGTCATCACCGGGATCACCCTTATCTCCCTTCTGACCTACCACACCTTCGAGATACTCAAGAAGTTCTCTGGACAAAGATTCAGAGGTAATACTGCCTTTCGGAATATCCCTGTTACTGGCAGATTCCCAGTTTTCATCGTCTCCCCAGCTTCTGTCGTCTACTACCATGGCAGTATACCTTTCTATCTTTATGGTACCATCTGTCATGATATAGGAAATCTCAAGGCCCTTCCTGCGGAATTGCTTCCTTACAGAATTTCTGGTATCATATATAGTCCCTTTATATGGAACTGCAATACAGTTGAAATGGAACAGTATATTATCCAGTCTTTCACCTGTAGCACCATTGTATACAGTCTCTACAAATGATAGTGGGTATATATGTATCCACTCCCCTGATTCTTTATCCTTTGCCAGTAACTGTTGTATATTCTTCATAGCCTATAAAGTACGGAAATAATCACTATCAAGCAGTGAGGGTATGAATATCATAAGATCACTTCTTTCTTCATGGTAATTCACATCTCCGTTGAAATCTGCAAGCAGTATAACAATAGACACATAATCCCTTTCCTGCTTTATACTTGTTACAGTAGATGTGGTATACCTGTAGTCCATTAATGGGTATGTAGTAGTAAATACATTATTCATTACTCTCATATACAGTTTTTCGACTGTAACAGAAGAGGTAGGATATAGAAGAATACGTATCATATCATTGTATCTTCCTACTGTAACCCTGTCTACATAGTTAGGATCCTTATACCCGCTTATTTTAAGCGGGATATCCATATTAGTATTATTATATATCCTGGCTGTAAGAAGATAAGGCCTCCCGTTCGTCCTCTTCCCTGTATCCTCCCCATTGATTACCCATGTGTCATGGTCACTTATCTCAATTGTAGGAGTAGCTCCGTCTTTTCCAGGAGCTCCATTAGTCCCTTGTGCAAGAATACCCAGATCCTTATTCCCTATCCACCAGTTACCATTACTTCCTATATACGGAGTCTGGCCGTCAGTACCATCAGTACCATTGGAGCCATTTGTGCCATCTATCCCATCCTTTCCATTTTTCCCGTCTATCCCGTCCCTTACTACAGGAATATCCTGCGTATACAGTAGTATGGATTTCTTAAGGTCCTGAAATATTTTAACCCTGATCAGCTTATACTTAGATACAGATATGTCGAACATAAGGGAATTCTGTAACTCTGTACTTGCCTGTATCAGAGTTTCCTGGCTAGCCTCATTAAGCCCGTATACCTCGAACATAGCCAGTGTATCCCTTACATATCCGGTGCCTGAAATAGCCCTTATTGTAGACCTCAGGAAACCTGGATATTGTACCTGTTCCTTTGTAATGAGAAATACACTGGTATTGAATTCAGGGAGGTAAGAATCTCCCTTTATAGCCCCGTCTATCAGCTCATCCCTCCTTACATATGTATCTTCTATGATATTACCGGAACCATCCATAATAGCCCTGGAGGCTGTATAATCAGGTAATTTACTGATTTCATCCACCTCCTGTGACTTGATATAATCATCCAGCTCCACCTTGGAACTGTCAGAAGCTTTTACACCAGTAGCCACCCATCCGTGCAGCAGACTGTATGTATATACTTCCCCCGGGTAATCAGGAAATTCCTCTGTTATCACCCACGCATATGCCCCTTCCTTAGCTGTAGGATATAACCCCTTCAGGTTCTCCTCAGATGTATGGAATCCGCAGAACAGTCCGTCATTTTCATCCATCAAAGGCTTCAGGAATACCAGTATATCCTTCATGGATATCTTTACTGATTTTCCTCCCTGTACAACTCCCCATATCTCAGTACCATCCAGTGCATTAGCCTTTTTCAGATCAGTGTCCCTGATACCTTTTTCGAGGAAATACCTTCTTATCTGTTCAAGATCCTGTTTGGTCATTTTTTAGTATTTTTATAGGATAATTCCTTCTTTCTCAATGCTATATCATCATTATGCTTAGTCTTGTCAAGAGCCAGTTTCTCTCTGTCCAGCTTCATCTTTTCATTGAACTGCCTTATTTTCTCCAGCAATTCATCAGATCCGGGGCCAGGAGAGGCCTGTTCATTGGAAGACATTCCTGCAATAAGTATCTTAGTCTCATTATCACGTATGTTAGCTTCCTGCTTCTGGGCAAGTTCTGCCTCACGCATCCTTGATTCATTCTCTATCTCTGACATCCTTACCTCATTAGCCTCCCTCTGTGCCTGCATCTCCCTGTCTCTTACCTCCTTCTCATTCCTTTCTATCATCCTCTGGGTATCAGCCAATGACTTTGAGGTGTATATTTTCATGATAGTTGAAAAATCAAGCCTGTTATGCTGTAAAGCATTGGTAGCCAAAGCATCAAGCTTCTGAGCCAGTACTTCCGAGTCAGTATCCACTACCAGTCCGTAGTCTGATTCAGCAAATTCATCCCCGTCTATTTCACACATGGCCAGTGAATTATCTGATAACAGATAGGGGAATTTCAGTGTCCTCCCTCTGGCACATGCTTTTGCCAGTTCAAGAAGGCATTCCAGTACTCTTCTTTTCAGGCTGTTATGCTTTATAAACAGCCATTCTGTAATATGTGATGACTGTAAGGTAGACCTTTCGACTCCTCCTACGGTTTCCCTGTTATCAATCTGTCCTTCCCTCTGTCTTGATATACCTATCAGTTCAGACATCTTGACAGGGATATATTCCAGTATATTGATCAGTTGCTGTATATAATTACCATCCCCGGCAGACATCATACCCCTGCTGTTATTGGCATAGTTACCAGCAATCTTACCTGTAGCAGCCCCCTTCGAGCCTTCATTGAAGCTGTTCTTTACAGCTATATGGGATACTTTGGCAAAATACAGCCATTTATCTATATCCCAGTCCTCCGGGACCTGGGCCATATCAAGATCGTACAATGTACCCCAGTATGATGATATAGCTTTTACAAGTCTGTCATATACTGCATCATACAAGTAGTTGAACGGCTTCATAATATCCACCATAGAGAATGGGGAATGATCATTCAGGTTATACAGAGTCCCTATGATTCCGAAATGACATCTTGAAGGATTTGACATACGGAAAAACTGCACGGGAAGAGGGCCCATATTCACATATATACTCTTTCCTATCTTGGTGCCTCCCCAAGCCTGGTTTATCCAAAAGATCTTCTCTGTCTCCCCCAGTTCTTCCGAAATGACATAATCTTCATTCTGGAAGGTAACCACCTTATCACCATTCTCATCGAATGATGTCACCATTTTCACCTTTCTTCTGGATTTCCAGTATACCCTGAGTACTCTTATATTACCTGCCAGATCATAATACATGGAACTTCTGCCAGGTATTTCCCCGAAGAATACCGATGAGTCAGGCACTATTCCCTGTCCGAAGGCTTCTCCTCCTTCATCAGGAAGGAACATAAATCCTGCCCTTTCATCTATCCCCTGTATATCATCGTCTCCTTCAACAGGTGAGAACGGGATTTTCTCTATATAGTTTATATCTTCCTCTGTCAGCGAATCATAAAAATAATCAATTATACGTCCCGGAGACCAGAAGTCTTCCAGTACTATCATATCAGCATCCTCTACCCTGTTTGAATATCCATTCCTGAATATCCTTACCTTTAAAGGATTAAGCCTGTTTATCACAGGCTCGCCTGATACTATCTCACACTGATATATTTCTTCTCCGACAGCCATGGCATCCATGATCCCGTCATTGAATTTATCCCTACATTCCAGCTCCTTATAATAATGCCTGAGTAATGCATTGGCTCTTATTTCCCTGAGGTCCTGCCACTCATGCATATAATAATCACTGGCCTCCTGGACCCTTTCATTGAACTGCTGCTCATTGTCAGAGGTATCGGCTATTATGCTCTGAAGGACACTGAAAAGCTCTTCTTTCTTCTGGTCTTCCCTGAAACTGATAGAGTTAGGATCTGTAACCACTACCCTGAAATCAAATCTTCTCTTATATTCCTCCCCTCTTAATACCTCAAGCTTTGAATTCATGATAGGATAATGCTGTATCTTTTCAGGTATATAGGCAGCCTCTACATTATCAGGATTTATAATCATCTGAAGGTCTCCCATATGCAGATTACCTCTCAGAAGATCGTAATTGATCATTTTATGTATCACGGACTTGCGGACAAAATTGTCATTGAAAAATGACTTCCTGTCAGCCCAATCCAAATGTTTCTTCCTCCACTCCTTTGTCTTCTTTGTATAAGGGAGCTTCTGTGGCGGCAAATTCTTAAGTTGATACATAGTATACTTGTTATACCTACAAATCTAAAACATTAAACATTAAATACCAACGACACAAATATTGTTGTTGTTCCTATAGATAATATATTATTATCAGTAATCACAATATATGTTTCTGATGCTTCTTTCTGGCTTCCACTATCTTATCATATCTGGAGAAAAATTTATCCCCTGACCTGTCCAGAGGATCCTTTTCCCTGAATCTTCCTTTTACATCCCCCTTTGAAAGTCTCAGCATCTCCTCCCTCAGCAGCATAAGCATAAGCAATGCATCATGCCTGTCATAGTTGCCATTGGGATCCCATTGGATAAGTTCCTGTATAAGGGCCCTTGATCTCAGGGTATACAGCCGGGGCCTGGAGATGGGGTTTTCATCTGTGGAATCAGGGCTGGGGACAGGAGCACACAACCATGTCTTTATCCTGTCACGGCCGTAAGATTTTACTGGTTCAGTAGATTGTGTACCACGGCTCTTATTACCGTGAAGATCCTTTGCAGGCTCTTTACTTTTAAGATAATCAAGAACTTCTGTAAGCAAATAGATACAATGCATCTTGGAAAAGTATGTATATAATCCCTTCTTATTGTTCTCGTAGTTCAGTCTGGCATTGTAATATAAGCATATCAGCCTACACTTCTCATAGAACTGGTCTGCAAAATCCTCCCTTCCTGTATACTCACATACTATCTCATCAGTAAACAGGTCAAGTACATAAATACTACCTAATGATAAAGTATCTGATGAATCATCGTCAAAAGTATCTCCTCCGGCTATATATCTGTTACTCATTACTTTACCATCAGCTCCTTTTACAGGGAAAGCATGGAATTCTATAGCTCCAGGTTGTCTGTTATCCTTATGAGGAAAGGTTCTCAGAGGGACATATTCCGGACCTGTAACCAGTTTTGGCTGTCCTGTCTCATCCTGTACAAGATCTCCTACATATATGCTATCCAGATATCCTGCTGTAGTATCTATTTTCTGTAACTGCTCAGCAAGGGCAGCTACAGGATATCCTGAGGTAGTTTTCTTAAGAATAGCCTCCTGTATGGTAATAGGGTCTTCTGCAATAGCCTGGTCAAGAGTAGAGGACCTGGAGGAGTTGTATTTTATGACTCTCCTTTCCTCAAGGATCTCAAGGAGAGCTTTAGAAACATCTGACACCCCGTCCTTATTGTAACATCCTGCCCTGTTCATATAGGCCCCCATAAACAGGATACATTTCTTAGAGCCTCCGGACTTGTCGAATACATTAGGCAGACCATATATATTGTACCCGGCAGGATTGAAGATGATCTCCATACATCCGGAAAAATTAGCCTCTTTAGACCCTCCTGTATTATGGGTTACTATGCCATTGGCAAGATAGGTGTGAGTATTCCCGGCATTCAGATTGTAGACATATTGCATTCCAATAGGGGTTACAGATGTTATCCTATCCCTGAACTCATCAGTTTTTATCTTGGATTTCTTTCCTTCTATAAGCTTCAGATGATGTTCGGCCCTCTTCATCTTGTATGTAAGAAACATAGGTATTTTTTCATGAAATTTTCTTACAGAATAGATATCTTTTATTATAAGAGTATACCATCCGTTTTTACTCTTTGGGTTCTTTTCCTGAGGTTTAGTATAGTATATGCGGGATCTGATACCAAGCCTTTGTAACAATAATTGTACTTCCAGTAACAAAGGTTTCTGACACTGGGCCAGTGACACAACCTCTTCATTAGCATATATACATCCGTCTGTATCGAATATTCCTCCCAACAATTCGCATATACTATGTTCTGAATAAGTATGTATGTCCGCAGGGAGAGTTTTACAATGTCTGGTCTGGCCATATATACCTACAGCACGAAGCATGGCAGTAATACCTTTTATCCTCACTTCCTGGTATATTTTCCCTTCTTTAGTAACACGCTCTTTCTCTGTCGCAGTATCAAAATGGGTATGCACATATTCCAGTATTTCCATATCGGAATTTCTTAGTACAGGAGTCTTATTTATACCATAACTCCCATTACCTATCATCCACCCTATAAATCTGGCATTTTCCAAGACTCTTTCAGATGTTATAGGTATACTGTTCGGTAATATAGCAAAATACTTTTTTGACAGCTGTGCAGCAGGAACAAATCTGTTTATATGTATCCTTCGGTTTAATTTTCTCGGTCCTACTCTGCGGGCCATATTCTGAGTAGTAACCAGTAATGGATGGTCTGTACTACATTCTAATATTCTGCCTGACAGGAATTCTATTCTGACACATTCCTTCATGGCAGGAGGTTTCATCCACATTATAGGCTCTACAGATATCTTCTTACAAGAATCATCATATCCTATAATACCGTCTTCCTTCTTCAGGTTCTCTATGTTCACAAGATTTCCTAAGGAAGTGTACACCTTCGTCCCGGCACACACACAGCCCACGCCAATACTTTGGCCGAATGAGTGGCCTCCTTCCTCTACTGACCTTCTGTTGGTAGTATATACATCAAGAAGATTCGGGAATTCACCTATCTCTTCATATATCTGCCTGTTAGCCCTCTTACCACGCCCTTTACCCGACTTATCCCCTACTACAACACCAAGGGTTGTGTTACCAGTACCTTTATTCGACATAGTATCAAGGTCCTTATATCCCATCTCCCACGTCATTTTATCAAGGGAATCTACTACCCTTTGTGTCGGAAACTGTGTATTTTCAGCGCAGAAATCAAGTATATCAAGAAATTTATTCAATGTCCCGTCCTTCACCAGTTTTTCCTTGTCAGTGGCATATATAACCCCTCTGGTATTCTTATAGGCTTTCCTGTTCTCACCAAGCATAATAAGCTTGGCAAGTATAGATGCCATATAATAACTTTTTGAAGCACCACGCTTGGCTATCTCAAAGGCATGCTGTCCTTTCTTAAAATCATTGTATATCCCGCCGAATCTTGCCTGATAATGATAGTGGGACCTCAGATATATCAGCTCCCACATCTTCGGGAAATCCATTATACGGTCAAACACTCCTGTCTCCTCATCCATTATATTCTGTATGATAGGAGAATAGTTGAGATAGAAATACATATCACCGGAAACCCACTCTCCATCCTTAGGCCTTACATATCCATACCAGCATCTGTTAACCTCTTCAGCAAGCCATTTACCGTATTCTGAGTTCCTGTTCGAATTAGGCCTTAATCCTGTCAGCACACCATGTTCCCTGTAATAATTTGCTGTAGGCTGAAAATAATCCATATCAGTCAGGATATGCGGATTACACAGATCTACAATAATCCTTCCATTCTTGTCCCTCGGCCTGTCCTTAGCAAATTCCCTGTCCGGTGATACCAGATTCTTTATAAACTGAATATTAAGGCTTTCCAGCAGCCAGTCCCTTACCTCTTCATTCAGGGACATCATAAAATCATCAGAAAGAGGGGTCTGATATTTATTCATCACTATTCCCATACACAGCCTCCTTTATAAAATCCTCATCATGTGTGAGTTCTATAAACTTTTCCACCAGCAGTTCCGGAGCACTATCCATATCCCTGGTAATAACATTACTCACCTCCCGGCCCTTATACATTACAGAAATAACATATTCCCTGCCAAGCGAGATCCCTCCCACCTTTTTAACAGATGAAGAAAATCCAAGGAAAATCCTGCTCTCCTCATGGCTCCCTGCTTTGTCACGTATAGAATCAAGATACCTGTTGATCCCGAATGACATCCTTCTGAGATCATCATACGAAATTACCGAACCCATCTTCTCCTATCTTTTTCATTGTTTTACCTCTCTTCCGGCCCTCTTCCTCTATAGAGGCCAGTATTAACTTTTTAGTTTTTGACAGGGATTCCACTACTTCCGGAACCTGTTTAATAAGACCTATACTATCCTTCATAGCCTTTATAGGATCATCCGATGCTGTATAGTCTATATTCTTACACTGGTCCCTGATCTTAATCAGAAGGGACATAAACGAATCCAGTGTATTTATTTCCTCTGTATTCATATGAGGCATATTGATATAGTAATCTACAGCCTTCTGTACATCATTATCAGGCTTCCAGGTCCGGGGGAGGCCTAAATCCCTGAGAATTTCTTCCTTCCTGTCATCTTCATCAGGTATTCCCATCCTGTAGTTCGAGGCAGGATCATACATAAAATAAATATACCCTATCTCTTGCAGGGCTTTTGCTTTTCCTACACTTTTATCCCTTTTCCATAATACAGCAAGAGGCCTTATCAGTAAGGCCTCCGGAGATATGGTAATACCGTAATTTTCAAACCTGACAAGTTCCATTATGCATCACATTTACATTCTGATACTTCCTCAAAGTCATCAACAATATATACGATGTCATTGTCCTGGAGGTCGAGGTATTCCTCACCATCAAGAATGATTACCGGAATATTGAAAGACATCTGTACAGAATATTCTTCCCCCTTCACATGATTACGGAGTGACTGGGACTGTACAGGTCTGGCATATCTTGAAAAATCTATCAGCACATGATCCCCTACTTTCAATCCTGTACATGACGGACCTAAGGCTACTACTTTCTGAATAGAAGAATAACCTGTAATTGTCTTACCCGGATCCTCCACATTCGTACCAGCGAAATAGGCTTTCTGGATTTCAATGTTCGCTGTGGTCAGGACCTTCGTGTATCTCGGTGTTACTTTCTTTAATACTTTCATGATATCTTTTTACTTTTTCTAATCGGCGTGATTTAATATTTGAATACTTGGTATAGGGTATATATAATTTTCCAAGACCGCTGAAATTAACACATGGCTTGAGTGCCCTGAATTCTTCCTCACTAAGAACACGGTTTGCATGCACTCCCCTCATAGTCCTTTTAACCAGCCTGCAAGCAGAATCACATACAGCCTTTACTACCTTTTCAGGAACTCCGAATTTCTCCGATGCTTCTTTTATATATTTATCCAGCATTTTGTATATCAAGAACAAATGTCAGCCCGAAAGGCTGTGATTCATCGGTAAGATTGGGAATCAGAAGTCTTATAAACTTCCCTCCTACCAGTACTTTTTTCTTCCTTATTCTAACCATGACCATCTGAAAATGCGGGCCCTTGATATTGCACTCCTCCCTGATTTTCTTCTTGACATCCTCACTCATAAGTACTTTATCCAGCAAGTCAGGGTCACTGATTGATTTACTAAGCTCATGCCTGTGTTTAAGGAAACAGGCAAATACCTCCGATTCAGTATCTGTGAGCTTGTGTACAGGCCTTGTCAAAGCAACCCAGGATCTGAAAAAATCCTGGGGCCTGACAGGGATACTGAGAATATTCTTATTCCCCGGCATCCGGATTTTCCTTATCCTCTTCTTCCACCTCCGGGGCCTTGGGGGTCATAATTTCCTCGATTTCTTTCACACACTCATTTACAAAGTCAACACTGAAATGAGATTCATGATCCAGTACATCAAAACATGTTTTGATACGCAGTGCTACATTCCCGTATTCAAGTTCCTGAATACGGCGTACTGCCATATTGTATCTGTTCTGCAACTCACGGAACTGCCCGGCCTGCTGATCCAGGATAGTCTGTGCAGTATTAAGCTGCTGAGCCATCTGCTCATATGACATTTTCTTACTTACTCCAAGTGCAGGAGTACCTTTTTTAACTTCTTCTTCCTTCATTTCTCTTTATGGTTTATAAAACATTTATGATACTTATCTTTGTATAACTTTTCCCATTCTTCTATCCCGGCTACCCTTATATCATCACTTCCGCAGTCACGGCAATAATCCTGATCCTGAAACTGCACAACAGCCAGTGACAGGCATCCGGCACAATAATATACCTTATCTTCATTTTCAGTATCCATCAGAACCACAGTTTATATATTCCTCAGCCATATAAGAATATACTGCCCCCCATTAGGGAGTATCGAAACAATAGATTCCCTGTCAATACTGTTGGCGTTAAGATAATCTTCCAAGCCTCTCAGAGTATCGAAAGCAACTATCCTGTATAAAATATTCTTATCCATATACTATAGATTAACAACACAAATATATACCATATAAATAATATATACAACAAGAGCATAAAGAAATCTTTATGCTCCTGTCAGATTTATACATCATGAAGGCTAGTACTTTATTCCCGCATAGTTTTTCAGCCTGTTTACAAGGTACATGTCTATACCCTTTCTCAGATTAAGATGTATGGACCTGTATGTCCCGTCAGAAGCAGATACTGTGTCAGTTCCCTCACAGGCAGTGGTAACCTGTATAAGTTCACATACTGCAACATCTCCCTCTATCTTCACATTACCAGGCATGAGCTTTTTATAATCCGGTACTTTCTGTGTACTGTCATACGGAACACTGGCGTATATTGTCCATGTATACAGAACAGGATCTTCACAGGATACAGGTTCAGTGCATGACTCCTTATATGACAACTTCACCCCGTAGTACCTTGACTTTGAAGCTACTTCATATTCTATTATATACCGTGTATCCTCCAAATATCCTACTTGCATTGGTCTATCAGGTATTTTTTAACCGGAAGTTCCTGTAACAGATCCTCAGTAGCATTGATAATACCTATGTATTTCAGATCAGAAGAATAAGCAGAATGAAATCCTTCAAGATCTGTCCTGATCTTATCAATAAGTTCAAGAGGATCATTTGTTTCAGGCTGCACCCCTGAAAGGAATCCAAGAGGAAGAACCCCGAAAGTTCCCATATAATTTTCTGCTATCACATCCTCATAGTTAGAAACCAGGTCAAGAAGTTCGTCCAGATGTTCATGTAGCTCATTCTTCTCAATATAGGGGAGAAGCTTTACAGACCAGTGGAGGTTTTTGATCTTTGTTTTGTATCCTTCAATTCTGTTGAGGTATGTTTTGATGTCATAGGGCCGGGAGATGGTGGATTTCTCTATATCTCCGGGCAGTTCGAAGTCTCCTATAATTTCCATAACTGTATCTATTTATTATTGTGTACATTTTCACTATACCATTTCCTGAAAACCCATCCTGCATTAAAGCCTATGATCATGGACAGGATCACAGATAAGGTAACCCAGAAAGGACATAACTTTGCAAATCCGGCTATAATAGCAAGTACAGATACTATAACCACAAACATAATCCATTTTTCCTTAGTCATCTCTTTCATATATCTTACTTTTACCAGTGGCCCGGGCGGGACTCCAACCCGCAACTTACTCCTTAGGACGGAGTCACTCTATGCATTGAGTTACCAGGCCAAAGAGCCCTTAAGGGCCCTCCACTAATCACTAATTCAATTTACTACATGCAAATATAAATAAAATATTTATACCGGGATAACAGTATATGAGGAAAAATGAAACCACAGTCATAAGACTGTGGCTCACTCACATATTTTTAAATAAATCAAGATGATGGATTTTTATAGAAAATGACAAATCCACAACAAATATAATGATTATTTCAATCCGGCAAGCTTATCAGCATACTTTTCTGTGTAAAAATGCTTGTAATCCTTATTCCTGCACAGACTGTCATGTACTGCTGCATGCAGTAATGACGGAATACCTATGACAATCAGATATAAGGGACCGAGCATCCTGGACTGCCTTACATGACCGTATTCATGCTTTATTACCATATCCGTATATCCTGATCCTATATGATATAAGTCTTTTCCATATACAAATATATATTCACCGAGAGTTACTCCTCCTTTCATCTTTTCAGACCAGGAAAAATGTATGATTACAGCAGTACCCTTCACAACACAGGCTATAGAGTGCCTGTGCCACGGCCTGTAGAAAATGAGCATGAACAGGATCCCGAGTACATTCTGGGGAAGCTGCCATATCCATAATAATACTTTCACTATCCTTTTCATAACCTGTCCTCCCTGGTATTGATTATACATTTAGTCGATAAAATAGTCTTGGCTACTGAGGCAGCATTCTCTACAGCTACCCTCTCTACCTTTGCAGGATCCAGAATACCTTCCTCCAGACAGTTCACCTCTTTCCCTCTCCTGAAATCATATCCTGTGAAGAAATCCTGATTTACATCATATGACCATGATATGCCACACATCTCACACAGCTTGTCCCTTACAGAATGCAAGCATAATAATGCATCCCTCCTGGCCCCTGCTGTCTCCGTTTTTTCCATGATCTCATCGGAAATTCTGCTCAGGGCAATTCCTCCTCCAGGCAATACTCCTTCCTCTACAGCTGATTTTACAGCCCTCACAGCATCATCATACCTGTCCATTTTCTCTTTCAGCTCTGCTTCAGTCTTAGCTCCCACAGTGATGGAACAAGTACCATTCTCCAGTATAGATGCCCTTTCCAGAAGACTGTTCTTATAGTCCTCCACATCACTGTTTCCGGCCCGGGCCCGGAGGCTGGCAATATAAGAAGATGGATGGCCTTTGCCTCCTATGATGGTAGTAGACATAGAATCGACAATTACCTTATCAACCCTTCCGTAATAGCTGATATCTTCACTGTATACAGGACATATAAGGGCTGCTATATCCCTGATATGCTCCCTCTGGGAATCCCCCCATCCCTCTGCCTGAACCATACATACGGAATATCCTGACCTTCTTGCAGAAATACCGAAGTTGATTACCTCACTTGAGAATGAAGGACCTATGATGAGCACAGGAACAGCTTTATCAAGCCTGTACTCCTGTAATATATCCTGGGATACACACAGGGGATTCTCAAATAATACCACATCACAGTCTGATATCTCAAAGGCTCCCTTATCCTGATTATTGACAAACCTTATAGACTCATATCCCTTATCAAATTTTATCCCCTTTGTGGTAGATACTACAGTCTTGTCATCAAATCCTTCAAGAAGCATAATATTCACCCCCATCCCTGTCTTCTCATAAGCTTCACGGATATATCTGCCTATAGTACCATCATTGTTTGCAGATATGGTAGCCACTCCTTCCACCATATCCATATTCCTTACAATCTTTACAGATTTCTGTGAAATAAGCTCAGATACCATCGAAGTGACAAAGTCAAGTGCCTTACAAGCTTCTACAGGATCATAATCCTTCAGATTATGTATAAAAGCATTGGCCAGTACAGTAGAAGTGGTAGTACCATCCCCTGCCTCCCTGGCTGTCTTCACGGCTGCCTGCCTTACCAGCTCAATACCACAGTTAACCTCAGGATCAGGGTCACTCACTGCCTGTGCTACAGTAGCCCCATCCTTGGTAACATGAGGAGATCCGTCTCCATCAGTAATGACTACAGTATTCCCTGACGGACCAAGGGTCAGTGATACTGCCTCAGATAATATACTTACTCCTTCAAGAAGCTTCTCTCTTGCATCTTTTGTGTTTACTCTTTCCTTCATATTAAATTTTAATTACTTAGAAAACATTATTCTGATTTAAACACTCCTCATCAGACACGGATTTCATAGATTCAGGCTTGACAATAAATTCCACAACCCTTTTAATGCATTTGGACCTATCACTTAGTCTCCCCTTGAAAAAATATTCAGGATTCAGCATATACTCACCCTTACATGTTTTTATCAATACATTTTGCCTGCTGAGAGTGCTGAACACATTATCTATCATGCCGTCTGTTATAGACGGCATTTTACTCTTTATAGAAGTCTTTAAATTTTTATTATTATGGATTATATTCCCTTCATCCCCCTGCTTATAAGTGGATTCCTTCCATAATACAGAAAGTACCTTAATCTGAGTACCTGTAAGGTGATAGAAATAATCATTATTAGTCAGAAAAAACATTATAAACTTATCTATATCTCCTACCTTGACTACAAGATCTTCCGATACAAGTACTTCACCAGTATTATTATCTATGATTTCTCTTGTTATCCTTCTTCCAAGTTGTTTTCTTTTCTCCATTCTCACTGTATTTATTAGTTATACTAAATACAAAGATATATTTTAAAAGTAATCCTAACAAAAATATTAAGAAAAAAAATTCTATATTCTTAATAAAAAAAGTGAGTCTATACCATTATATGAGAAGCTCTCCTCACTATATAGTGAGTTGAAAACACTATATAGTGAGTTATATTTTAATATAACAGCTTGATATACAAAGACATATATTCTCATTTTCCTTATTCTTATCTAATTATTAATATCCTATTTTATCTATCTGAGAATCCTGTCTAAAAAAGTTAGGATTTCCTAGGAAAATCCTAGACTTACTTATGGTATAACCAGACTGATTTATGGTATAACCAGAGTCAGACAGGATATACCTAACAACTCTTAAAGGCTAACATCCTGATACACATTCTCTTAAGTAGGATTTAAACAGGTTTTTCTTCTTATATATTCTATAGGTCCATTTTCTATTAAAAAAAACATCCTTATCCTAATAAGAAAAATCAATAGACCATAATTTAATATCCGGACTGTGGATACATTTTTGTAGCCAATAATTACACGATGTATCTAATAGCTACAAAAATGTAATTATCTCCGGATCCTTCACATACGCAAAAATTGATAAGTATATTTCCTAGTGAAATCATAGACTTTATCTAAGAAAATTAGAATCTCCTGGTAAAATCCTAGACTCTTTTAGGATATACCAAGATTTCATCAGGATATACCCAGCAAGCTATATGATATACCTAAAAACTTTATATAGCTAACCTCTTAACAATCACATTCTTACATTATATTTTAATAGCTGTTCCTTCTTATCTTTTCTATCCTAACAGAACTTTCCTGATAAAATTCCGGAATTATTCAGTATATAACTATATTTCATCCTGGTATAACCAACAGTAATAACTCTCTGATATAAACCTGCCTTCCCTGTTTCTATAACCTCGCTTCGCTCGGTGGGCCAGGAGGTGGAATAATTAATAGAGAAACTTTGAAATGCAGAGTTTTTTTTTTATTTTAGACCCCTGATAAACAATATGTAACTATGGCAGAATTTATAACAAAAGCAGATATAAGGAACCAGTTCCAACAATTGGACGCATCAAACGGGTATACAGTACTACCAAATAATATATGCCTTGAATGGGGATCTGTATTAGTATCGTCAGGATCACAACAAGTGTCAATTACACTACCAAGAAAACTTTCATTAGCATTTAATGCTGTGGTATGTGTGCAACACCCTGCCAATGAAGGAGCTTATGTAGCTTATGTAAGATCCGTATCAACTACTACACTGACACTCTATAAATACGGCTCCGCAGTAAATACACTCAGATGGTTCGTTGTGGGATTAGTGTAATAATTATCCCATCTCCCGGCCCCCTTACATCAAAGTATTTGCAGATTGAAATAAAATACCTATATTTGCAGTACTCATAAATACACCACATGTCCTGAGGACCTGCCACAATAACCACAGGACACTTCAAAAATCACACATTTTCCCCCAGTCCCGCCTGATCTCATTCCAGACGGGACCTTTCCTTTATATACAGGTAAACCAAATCAATCTGCCCGAATATTATAATATACCAAAAATACTTCACTACCTTAAACCTACCTTACTGTTATATATACAAACTTTTCTTCACAACCTTACCATACTACAAGTCAAAACTATGATGACCTGGGAAGCTGAAAGCTGTAGAGAACAGAAATTTTTTTATTATTTTTTTTTATTTGTGGGAGGGGGTGATAATTTTTTTTTAATTTTTATTTGTAGGGGAGGGAGATAACCACCCTAACCCTCCCCCTCCTATGGCATGGTGGGTAGTACTGGGGGTATGGAATTCCCGGAGTTCATTGTGCTGATGTTCAACAATTTAAAACTATCAAATTATGGCAACTTTAGTAAGAAAATCAAAAGGCAGTAAAAGTAATGTGAATGTACGTGACGGACGGACCTTTAATGAGGTATGTAAAAAATCATGGACTGTGGAGGAGTTCCTGGAGGAGTTCGAAGTGAAGGGTGGATTGGATGTAGTTCCGAACCCTCAGAAGATTAATGAGATTACAGGCCAGCCTAATTTATTCCTGTCCTTTAGAACTGAGGATGAAAATGTGACAGGGGCTGTTGCCAATAAGGTGCAACAGCATATCATTGAAACTGGAAAAGCCCCGGCAAGACCCATGATTGGGTTGTTTGAGGTGGAAGGAGAGGAGATCTATACATTGTATGATCAAGGGGAAGGAAATTCTCCTATTCTGACCTTAACAGTAGACTAAAAAAAAACACCAAATCACACAGTATCAAGGCAGTAAGCTCCGGCTCACTGCCTTTTTTTTACTCGTTTATTTAAGTACTCAAGTACTAAAAGAATGAGAAGGAAATGCTAAGGATATAAAACACCTGTTCTTATGAAGTCTCAGAGTAGCAAATGGGGGGGGTTCTTATGTACTAGTGATTGAAAAGTGGCTGAAAATATGTAAGAGGTAAATAACCGAGAAGCTGTTATTATGAAAGGGAAAAGTGGGCTAAGTGCCTGATTATCAACCCCCTCCCCCTTCCCTAACTTTCTGCCTATTACTATTTTTCATACCTTTACTACATTCTATTATGATATAAGTACATGTTTTTACCCTGTCTTTTTCCTTCTTTATCTTCCCCAAACCTTATCATTCTTAGGGTTTCAGAGTACATTACTTTGCTAAAAATTCTCCTTATATACTATATAAAATTCTTTAATTTCGGGGTTGCATTTTCTGGGCTGTTAACCCTTATCAAATTCATTTATTATGAGAGAGTATTTCAAACATCTTTACAAGCATCTTTGTATCTATATGTATAAATCTCCCAAGAGGGAGTTATCTCCGGATGACATATTAGGGGGTTTTCTGATTCCGGATAACAGTGCAGAATATATATTTACTCACAATCTTCTGCATCACTTATCAGATGATAATTCTTCTCTTATGCCTTGTGATTGGATAAACCGTCTTGTCAGTCACATAGGAGAATGTTTAAGCATGCATGAAGTTCTTTTAATACTGGGTGTTTCTGATATAGCTGGTACATGGAAGGTATTCACAGACAGTATCAGAAAGCCGTGGTGTGAGGTGACAGGTATTCTCCTTCCCTCTCACACTGATTATTCACCTTCCTCTCTTCTTTACCTTAACATTTCTGCTGATGAATTTTCCTGTGAATGTACAAGTGAGAGGTACTGTATAATAATGAATGCTCTTGTGGGCCGTAATGATTTGGTGAGTCATACTTATCTTACGAGACAGGAGAGGTATAATATTCTGAAAGACTCGAAGAAGATTTATGAGGGCTGTACCTTATCCCAGGGCATGTGTTATTCTTTAAACCGCGGGATTGTATCATGTCCGAAAGCCTGTACAGGCATGGGGTTAACTTTCAATAACCTTAACATAAATAATTATTTTCCTGAGTTCAACAATGACAGATACGGTAACATTAAAAATTCTGGTGGTTTCTGGTGGCCTGTATCTGACAAGTCATCAAGGCTGAGGGCTTTCGATGATCTTCTTTCTTTATATAAAGATCCTGAACATTAATTTCAACTGTATTACTATGGACAAAAATATTAAGGATTACATCACAGGTATGTATAACTTTCTTTATGACCTTCATATTGATGATCCCGGCACCTGTATGACAGGGAAGGAGCTTCTTTCAAAGATGGTCAGCATTCATAATACTCCTTATCAGAACTTATGGTACAGGAATTTCATCCCTCTGCTCATTCACACAAACAGTCCCGGATACCCATATGGTTTTATCTCTCCTGCCTGTCCTATGAGTGTAGCCGAAAAGATAAATATCTTAAGAGACGCCCAAACTATTTTGAAATCAGGACAATATTACGGGTTGTGCGTAGTTCTGACAGAAGCACTCCAGTGCTGGCCGAAATTCTGCTATCACAGGGGAATAAAACCATTACTACCGAATGTTCCCGCATTATTGAGTTATCACTTCCCTGAATTCAATAAGGACAGATTTGCTCCGTCCGGTATATCATATGATGGTTACTGGTGGGATAAATATGATACAGACACGAGAATGCAGGTATTGTGTGAACTGACAGACATATACAAGGAAAAACTTGTCGGAAGATCAGGGCCTGGAGAGGATAAATTATCAGAATAAATAGTCGGATTAAGAAACAGAGAAACAATGAATAAAGAAAAAAAAACAAGGAAAAGCCGGTCCCCTAAATCCGGTATAGGATACAGGAAAATACAGGAAGTATTTAAAGCTTACGGACTGCAACAGATTACTTACAAGGAATTACTGGAACTTATAAAGGATCTGGGATATGTCGGTGAGACTGCTACTTTGCTGGTAAAACATAAGGTACTGATGCCTGTAGGCAATTCAACATACTGGATAGATATATACAACAGGAGGGGATTCAAAAAAGTAGCCTATATAAGGAAACACTATCTGGTAAGTATGAGATACAGGAAGATAACCCCCATATCCCCAAATGCTCCTGTATATCTTAAAATATGGGGAAGTATAAAACTATTTTTCAATACATTATGAAATACTGCATTATAAAAATAACTTCTGAAGATCTGGAGAAAGGAGAATTCTCCTATGTAGACATTACTAAGGAAAATCTTCTGTGTGTAAAAGACAGGTTAAAGGAAGCCGTGGAAGTATATAACAACCTCATACAGTATATCCCTGTACTGCTGTGTTCAGAAAATGGCCGGGGACTGTATGAGTTAATGGAGGATGATGATAAAGACTATCCTTTCTTTATACTGAACAAAGAAACATACGAGAAGTACTGTATTCTTAATAAACTGGAAGAACTGGCTGTAGAAATCGCTGAAGATACTGGCTATCTGGTAGGTATAAATGATCTTGTGAAAGTAGTAATTAAAGTACAGTACGACATGCATAAGACCATAGATCCGGGCAAGGCTGTATATGACAGGGATATAACAGACAAAGTAAAAGAGATAGCCTCAGAGTTAATACACAAATCGGAAAAACAGCACTGTCAGAAAAATGAAAACAACAAAGGAACAATTACAGAAGATGGCAGTGGAGACTGCCAGGGATAACCCGTTCCTTATACTGGAATGGGCCACAGGAACAGGGAAGACAAAGGCTTCCCTGCTCATTATGGAGGAGCTGGCAAGGGAGAAGAAGGCTGACGGGATAGATATCCCCCTGAAAGTCCTTATCCTTATTGCTGAGACTGCCCACAGGCAGAACTGGAAGGAGGAAATGGACAAATGGCTCTCCGGGACCCTGCTTATGGATATAAAGATGGAATGCTACCAATCCATCCACAAATGTAAGGGTGAATATGACCTCCTTATCATGGATGAAATGCATCACATAGGATCTGAAAAGAGGATGGATTGTCTGTGGGATATAGATGCCTACAGGGTACTGGGTCTTACAGCCACCCTGAAAGACAGTATATTCAACAGTATAAAATACAGGTTTCCGAGGATAATAAAATCCGTTGTAACCCTTGAAGATGCTATAAAATGGAACCTTGTCCCCTTCCCTGAAATAATCCTCACCCCCCTGGCCCTGGGGCGTGAACCTGTAAATACAGTTTACCTGCCGTCAGGAAAAGGAAAGGAGAAAAAACAGGTCAGATGCTCTGAACAGCAGATCTACGAAAGACTGGACAGACAGGTGGAGATGCTGAAAAGAATGTATATACACGGAGGACAGGAATACCAGAGAATAAGGTGGATGAAGGCAGGATCCGAAAGGAAAAGATTCCTGGGAAGTATAAAGACGGATGCTGTCAGGGAGCTTATAAAGAGGGAAAACCTGGACAACAGAAGGTATATATGCTTCTGTTCAAGTATTGAACAGGCTACAGCACTGGGACACGGGAATGACATACACTCAAAAAAGAATAATTCCCAGGACAGCATAAACAGGTTCAATAACAGGGAATCCAATTGCCTGTATTCTGTGGGTATGGCTCAGGAAGGACTGAACCTGACAGACATAGAAGTATGTATTATAGTACAGCTGGACGGAGAGATAAGGGGATTTCTGCAAAAAGTAGGGAGGAGCCTGAGGGGAAAGGATCCTAAAGTATATATTCTGTATGTTGAAAATACAAAGGATGAAGAATATCTCCGTAAAGCCCTGGATGAAATAAAAATACCTGCTAAAACATTGATAATATGATGAATACAGTAGAAATCAGACTAAAGAAAAAAGCATGTGAAATGTATGGGCTTACCTTGGAAGAGGCCCTTATTCTTATTACCTTTGACACTGTTCCGCAGTTTATGAAACTGAAGGATGAGCTGGTAAAAAAAGGCCTGCTGAGCCTTAAAAGAGATGGTGATGATGAATGGTTTCTTCCGGATAAAGCCTGTGATATTGTCCATGATATATTGCTGGAAAGTGAGACTATAAAGAAAAGGGATCTGGGTCCTCTCTGTAAAAGACTCAAGGAAATATATCCCAGAGGATGCAAGGAAGTATCCGGCAAAAGATATTACTGGACAGATTCAGTAAAGCTGATAGAAAGAAGACTTAAAACATTCTTCTCATTATACGGGGAATTCAGTGATGAGGAGATAGAAGAAGCAACGGAAAGATATGTGAAATCCTTCGAAGGAAACTATGATATGATGAAACTTCTCAAGTACTTCATATTCAGGGAAAAATCCTTCGGAGGGGGAGTATCTGAACCTTCTTCGGATTTATTGAACTTTATTGAGAACAAAGACGAAAGAATAGTAACACATTTAGACAGACTGAGATGAGACTTGAATTTGATTTTATGGCCCATAAAAACATCGGGCTGGGAGTAGGAATATGCTGGGATAAGAAACTCCTCCCTCATAAAAGACTGGTATCACTGGGAATAGATTTTCTGTGTTTTACAGTATTTATAACCCTTGGAAAAAAATGAGCCTGTACGAAACAGTAATGGGGACTATACGAAAGAACAGGGAATCCCTGCAAGGGGAAGATCCCAATTGTATAGTTTTCCCTTATGAAAGATTCAGGGGATGTTTCCCGGGCCAGGAGAAGGGTAAGTATTATGGTATTACAGGGAACCAGAAATCAGCCAAATCAAAGTGGACTGATTATACCTTCCTGTATGAGCCTTTCTTCGATATGATAGAAAACAACGGGCCTGAGATACATTGTATGTATTTCACCCTGGAGATGAGCCCTTCGTATAAGATGCTGGAATTTATGTGCCATGCCCTGTACAGGATATCAGGAGGATCTATGAGGTATTCTCCCAGACAGGCCAAGAGTGTGGGAAAAGGAGTGAGATTCCCGGATGAGGCTATGAAGGTAATGGAATCCGATGAGTTCAGGCATATATGTGAAAAATGGGAGGAGACAGTAGAATATATTACCGACCAGAGGAATCCTACAGGTATCAATAAGGCTATAAAGGAGAGAGCTCTGGCACACGGGCATTATATCTTCAGGGATCCTGAGAAACAGGAAGGAGTAATAGGGTATAAACCTGATAATGAGGATATCTATGAGATAATTATTATAGATAACCTGGCTAACCTGTCCATTGAAAGGGAGTTTACAGAGAGACAGAATATAAACAAGCTGTCGAAGTATATTGTTGCAGCAAGGGATCTGCTGAACTATACCTTCATTGTCATACAGCATCAGGCCCAGTCTGTAGAAGATAAGGATTCCTTTAAGTTTAATAAGGGAGAACCTACTTCCGCAGGGCTTGGCAACAGTAAGGAGATATGCAGGGACCTGAATATGCTGTTCGGGATATACTCACCATTTAAGATGGGACTGTCAGGATACAAGGGATATGACATATCACGTCTGAGAAATTATGCCAGGTTTGTGAAGGTCCTTGAAGACAGGGATGGGGATGCTACAGGAGAAATACTTCCACTCCTGTTCGACGGTGCTGTATCCATCTTCGACGAGATGCCCAAGTCCTTTCAGGAAAAGGAAATGGAAGATTTCTACAGGTATGCAGAGGCTCATGATTCCATGCCAGGAGTGCTGTCTTTCATGAGGAAATCAACACCGGTAAGTATATGGTACAAAATAAGAAGAATGAGTTTTTTAATATCTAAAAAAGTAAAACAGTTATGGGAAAAATGATGATTGTAGTAGGTCCTACAGGGTCCGGGAAAACCCGGTCAGTAAAGAACCTCAATCCGGAAAGTACGGTAATTATTAATGTGACAAACAAACCACTGCCATTCAGAGGATCGGAGAAAATCTTCTCGGAAGATAAGGATAATCTCCTTCACCTGACAGCATGGGATAGTATAGCATCCACTATACAGACCATCTCTGATGAAGGCCCGCACATCAAATATATCATTATTGATGATGCCAGATACATCATGGAGAAGGAACTGTTCCAGAAAGTCAATGTGGTGGGATACTCGAAATTCACGGAGATAGCACTGCACTTCCAGACTATTATGGAAACAGTGGAGAATGCACGCAGGGACCTCATCGTATGTATGATGATGCATGATGATGATGTAGTGAATGACAAGGCCATAGTAGGAAAGAAATGTAAAACTGTGGGCCGGATGGTGGATGAGCACTATAATCCATTAGAGGTAGTGGCCATCTGCCTGTATTGTTCCCCTTCATTCGGGAAAGACGGAAAGCCGGAATTTAAATTCTATACCCACAAAATGAGACTGAATGGAGTGGAAATTCCTGCCAAGACACCGGAAGATATGTTCTCAGAAGATACTATCCCGAATGACCTGAATATCGTGTTCAAGGCTATTGAGGAATATTATTAAACTGTACTCAGATAACTCAGAGTTATATATTTATTATTAATTATTTAAAGCTTTAAATTATGGAAGAAAAGAAAATGGGCATTTATAAGAAAGCCCAGGTTAAGAGAATGATTTTAGGTTTGAAACCACTATGCCGTAAAGTTGACTCCCTGAACAAAAAGATTGAAGATCTGATGGCAGAGAAAGAAGAAGTAGTCAAAAGCATGGATTCTATTAACAAGGCCATTATTGCATTTGCAGGAAATGAATTTGCTGATGAAGTAGAAGCCCTGATCTTCGAAATGCTTAAAACACCCACTCCCCAAGCCCGGGAGGTGGAGAATAAAACAGAAGGAGAGCCACAGGAACAAAGTAAAGAGGAAGCCCCGGCAGAAGAAACAGAAAATAGTAAGGAGGAGCCGGAAGCAGGGGAAAAAGAACAGGTTTCAGAAGAAACAGTAGCATCAAAATGGATCAGAATGGACTAACAGTTTAAAGTAAGAAGATATGAAAATAGGACAAGCACAAGAGTCGAAAGAATCTGTATCAAGGAAGTTATATACCGGAGTGGCTCCGGTGAAGGTGCTGCTGGTAAATCCTTCAAAGGACGAGCTGGAAAAGGAATTTGGGTGGAAGGTTGATAAGGAACCTGTATATACCGGGGAAAAGGATGGTGTGAGATGGGTGAATATTACCCTGTATACCAAGCCTGATATTGAAGGAGTAGAGGATATCCTGCCTGTGAAATTCTTCCTGAGGGATACAGCAAGGCTCAATTCTGCCGGAAATAAGTGTCAGTGCGTAAATGCCTACGGGGAAACAGTATGGCTGTCACAGGAAGACTATGATAACTGTGTTATCCCCGGTAATATGAATTTCTCACCTGAGGGGGTAAGACAGGCCTATTCAGGGGAGGATTCATTACTGGAATTTATCCGTACCCACCTGAATGTGCCCTCCCGTATGTATATGACGCAGGATAAGGAATGGAAGGAGATTGAAGATCCTGAAACTGCACTTCTGCAACTGGAAAGAATCGGTGACTATTTCTCCGGGGATGTCTCAGAAGTAGTGGAAGCTCTTTCCCTGTTCCCTGATAACTGTACCAAGGTGTGGTTCGGAGTACAGAAAGACAGTAACAACAATAACTATCAGACTTTCTTCCCTGCTAAATTCGGCAGAAAAGCAGCCCGTAACTGTTCTTTCATCCTGAATAACATCACCAGATGTAAGGCAGCGGGAATGTACCAGAATGTGGAGTTCGGAGATGAAGTGTTTAAGGAATATACAGAGACTCCTACTACATTCAAGGCTCCTGAAACAAAAGCCGCCACAGTGGAAGAAGTAAAATCAAAGTGGGTGAAAAAATAAAAAAAAACAGCATAATATGATACTGACTGCCCGTCCTGATGATCTTAACAGTCTATACAGAATAGTAAGTGAATTTCAGATAATCTCATATTACCTGGGAATCACGGAACTTCCATGTATAATAAATGCGCCGTACAGACCTGACAGGAAACCCTCACTGAGCATCTTTCAGGGTATGGACGGGCATATCAGGTTCAAAGACCAGGCAAGAGGAGATTCAGGCAGGGTACTGGATCTCCTGAGTCTGATGTGGGCCTGTACTGCACAGGAGGCATTCAGGAGGTTATGCAGGGATTTGTCTGATATCAGGAGGGTTCCTGACAAAAAAAAATTGTCAGGACCTGTTTCCGGAAAACAGGGATCCTCTCTGCCGCACCAGGGATCGGATGTCAGGGTAAAAACCAGAGACTGGAGGCCCTATGACTATGAGTTCTGGGAAAAGCAGGGAGTGGATAAGTGGTTTCTGGATATCTCGAATACCTATCCTATCAGCACCATATTCTTTATCAGGGAAGGAAAGACTACTTCTATGCCTGCCGATAAATATGCCTATGTATATGTTGAATTCAAGGACGGAAATCCTACCATTAAGATTTACCAGCCTTTCAGTGACCATCTTAAATGGATAAGCAAGCATGACAGGTCTGTATGGGACCTGTGGACACTGCTTCCTGAAAGAGGAAACCATCTGGTAATCACTTCCTCACGGAAGGATGCCATGTGTGTATGGTGTTGCACAGGTACACCCTCGACAAGTCTGCAAGGTGAAGGATATGTCCCTAAGCCTCATGTTATATCTTCACTGAAACAAAGGTTCGAAAATATACATGTGCTGTTCGACAATGATTTCAATAAGGAAATCAATTACGGCAGGATGTACTCTGAGAAGCTGTGTGATGAATATAACCTGCATCAGATAGAAATCCCGTCTTTATACAAATCAAAAGATCCCAGTGACCTTACAAAAAATCATGGAAGGAAACTGGCCACCCGGGTACTCAGGGATATGATAGGACTCCCCCAGGACCCGGATGATATACCATTTTAACAATCAATATTAAAATAATCAGATTATGGAAAGTAGAATTATCAGAATTACAGATGAGACAGTTAGCTGGGCAAAACAGATTGAAAGTACAGCAGGAACTTTGGGAGAACTGAAAAGGGAGCTGGATAATGCCGGAATCAATTATAGTGGTAAGGAATTCCATGAAGGAAGATCAAGAACTATGCTTACAGATGATCAGAGCCTTCTTCCTGACACTGTGATGTTCCGTGGGAATCCTACACGTGAATTGTCTATTATCCTAATGACTCCGAACAAAAAAGTATCTTCCGGAACATTATCCAGAAAAGAAATTAACCAAATGATTGTCTCAAGAGGTTTACAGGAGGATGTGAAAAAAGAATTTGGAAGAAATTACACACAGGTATCAAGTGATAACCTTACAGCCTTCATAACAAAAATGGAACGTACATCAGGTAATAAGAAAAAGGTACAGGATAAGAAGGAGGAGGTCCTGGAGGCAGTGTATGATACTATGGAGAAGGACAAAGAGGAAGAAAATAAGCCGGAACCCTGTGGTACAGAATCTGTATGGTCCGCAGCCAGACTGGATAGCCTGCTGAATTGCCTGTATAATAAGGGAATCCTGAGTGATACTGACATTAATAGTATCAGGGAGGGATCTGTCAGGAAGAATGAAACCGAAAACCTTCTGTCAGAATTGAAGGAAGAATTTAAGTACCTGAGATGACAGTAGATGAGGCCATTGAGGAGGTATATCGGAGATTCGATAGCCTCCTCTCCTCCTTTAATGATTATTTCGGGGAGGAGTATGTAGATGAGGATGTCTGTTCTGAAAGGATAAAATTACTTTCTATGTATGAAGATATTATACAGAAATGTGACACATTCGATGATGCCATAAACGAGATACTGAGTAGACGCGGAGAAGGTTTAGACAGACCAGCATTTACAATTATTATATACCGCCCGGAGGTTATTATACAGAATGAAGTAGAAAAAACACATACTATAAAGGATCTGTATATCAAACTTGCATTTAACAACCTCATGCTGTCCGTAGAAGGCGTCAGAATGAACAGAGGTACCTACTCATATATCGAGGCATGCAGAGGGTATATCCATTCACATTGTCACAGTAACCCAGACCTGTCAGGGGCATTTAGGACATGTTGTCTTGGGAAAACAGCCCTGAGTACTGTAATAAGTACTATGAAATCTATATGGGAACCTGGATTTACAGAGACTCTTCCTGTATTACTGGATCAGTACATACATGTGGAGTCTGTATCCGGAGTCCCCTATCAGTATATGGCAGATCTGAATATAAAAAAGTCCGACAGACTTATATATACACAGGATCAGAATACAAGTAACATATCTGTAAGTATACCGGATATGAAGTATCTTGTAAAAACCTTTCTGGTATCAGGTAATATAAAGCTTGCAGAATGTAACGGAAGGGTAAAGCTCAGTTATACACCGGAAGAACTGGCAGTTATATTATCAGATTTAGCTGAGGACTGTTCCTTGGATATACCCTTATATAGAGGATTTCAGGATAGTTTCGGATATATATATAAGTATAATGCATCTGAAATAACTGACATTGACCCGGATACTGAACGTATACTGTTCATGTTTAAAGGCAGTCCTGTAAGACTCCGTGTAGAACCGAAAGATGATATTATTCCCAATTTCCGATACTTTATACGACCAGAGGTGTATAGTGTATTCGTCGATATTGTTGAATCTTTATTAACCGCTTATGCAGAAAAATATACATCAGAACAAGCAATCCCTGAGAAATATAGGAAATATAGAAATTCCAAGGGACATTCAGAATAAGATAGATTGGGCTATCTTCGAACTTCCTGACACTGAGTGGTCAGGAGTTTTGTTTTACAGTATTAAAGACAGAAAAGGAAAGATTTCCGCTGTAGTAAAGGATATTCTCATACTTGATATAGGAACATCCGTACATACTCAATATGACAGTAATGATGTTAACAGGTACATAGCAGCTTTCATAGCTGATAATGAACTTGAGGGCAGCAGTATAGGGCTCATACACTCACATCACCGCATGGGGGCTTTCTTCTCAGGGGAAGATATGCAGACCCTGGCAAGTGAAGGGAAGGAAAAGAACTGGTTCCTGTCACTGGTGGTAGATTCAAGTCATACCTACGAGGCCAGAATAACAAGGAAAGTAGTTTATAATGGTACTTTGAAAGGATCATACACAGATCCTGACGGAAATACCATATATACAGGTGAGAAGAAGTTTACCTCTACTCAGATAGAGACTTACTCACTGGATGTAAAATATCCGAAATCCTTCCTTAAATTCCCTGAATCTCCCTTATCTACGGCAAGGGAAATATCAAGACGTAAGGCACCATGTATGACAGCAAACAGAGACTGGCTTTCTGAACATCGGGACTATGAGAGTATTATACCGTACCAGCCCTCAGCTTATATGAAAAGCACCGGGATATCACGTGGTATTACACAAAGAGCTTCCTGCCAGAGCAATGACATTGATACAGGAGTATGTAAGGTGTTATCCGGATTCCTGCGTCTGGACGACATAGACAGTATAGTATCCGAACTTATCGACGAGGCTGACAGTAATCCGCCGTACTACAGGATGTGGGAGGATATAGATCCTAAGTATAAGAAGAAGGAGATCCTGGAAAAGGTAATCGGGTATATATGTGATTATAAGGATAACAGTCTGGATCCTATCCTTGAATTAGTTGAAAGTAAATTGAAGACATTATGAATGAAAATTGTACACAAAGATTCTCCGGAGCTGTATGGTTCGAAATGTTAAAATACCAACATGCGAATATTGTAGGACTCGGAGGTATAGGAAGCTGGACCTCTTTTGCTATAGGAAAGCTCGGTGTAAAGAGTATGAATCTTATAGACCCCGATGTAGTTTCTCCTGAGAATATGGCCGGGCAGATGCATTTCGATAGTCTTATAGGACAAAGTAAAGTTGTATCTATGAGGAGAGTATTAGAGGCATTCAGGGTTATATCATGGGTAGGATGCTACAGGGAGAGGGTAACCAGGAACAAAGTATTCTCAGGACATGTTATATCATGCCTTGATAATATGGAATCAAGAAGGGAAGTTTATAAAGCCTGGAAACGTAATGTTGATAGCAAAAGTAAGTCTGTGTTTATAGATGGCAGACTAAGTGCCGAAATGTATCAGATTATATGTATGGAAAGCAGTGAGGAGGAGAATATGAAAAGATATGAAGAGCAGTATCTTTTCAGTGATGCAGAGGCCGAGGAACAGATCTGCTCTTATAAACAGACTACATTTATGGCTATGCAGATAGGAGGAATGATAGCCAATGTATTTGTCAACAAGCTGTGTCAGGTATACATGCAGTCGGAAAGATATGTCCCCTTCTTTATGGAGTATCACGGTCCTTTGATGACTACTAAATTTATCGAATGATGAGAATGTATACATTAAGCAATATACTGGATGGAGTTTACTATGACATCTCTCCACTAAGATGGGTATATCGTACATATAGTAACGATATGCATGATTACCTGATACAGGTCGGTAATGACGGAGGTAAGTACTACATTCCATGTATAAACAGTATAATGATGGCAAAATCTCTGAAGGAGGCTATACACACTATAGGTAATAGTAGGAATAGTCCATACATACTACAGTATAAAGGATACAATATGCTGTGTATAGCAGGGACAGCTATATATGACAAGGAGGTTATCCTCTCTGTCTTTATTGATAAAAAAGAGATTTATATAAACTATAATGCTCCTGTATTACCAAAAGCAGATATGACAAGACTGATAAATACAGCTATATCGGCAGGATACACTATCCATTCCGTCTATACTATTCTTTCTGTAAAGGCTGTCGATGAGGAACAGTATACTGTTGTGACCCCTTTAGTAAAGATGAAGGCTCTGGAGAATGCAGATCAGTTTGTAATTGCGTATCTCAGTAAGAATTATAATATTATAATCAATCAATTGTATGATCAAAAATGAATTATTAGGTAAATGGGGAGTCTATATGAATGAACAGGTGCTTATGAATACCCTCACATCTATAGATAAGGACACGGATAATATGTGTCCGGAAATAGATAAGGTATTCCGTGCCTTTCATCTTACAGACCCCTCCAGGACCCGGCTTGTCATAGTAGGACAGGATCCCTACCCTCAAAAAGGAGTAGCTACGGGAATATTGTTCGGCAATAAAGAAGGTACCAAATCCGAAGATTTAAGCCCTTCTTTAAAGGTACTGAAGGAATGTATTCTGCATCCTGAGATCTCTTCTTACAGGCCTTCTGATGAAGCCAGATTCGATCCCACTCTTGAGTCATGGGTGTCTCAGGGAATACTGATGATAAATTCAGCCCTTACTGTAAAGGTAAATTCCCCGGGTAGCCATCAGGCTGCCTGGAGGGAATTTACAGATACCTTTATCAGAATGTTTTCTTCCGACAGAACAGATGTAATATGGCTGTTCTTCGGGGCTCAGGCAGCCTCCTTCATTCCGGCAGTGCAGAATGCGGCATGTATACTGAAATGTGAACATCCTGCTTATTTTGCCCGTAGTAATACCAGAATGACAGATGATCCGTTTGCCAGGATAAACAGGTTCATGAAGGAGAATATGGGGACTGAATTCAAATGGTTATTACCTGAATATGATGAAGAAGAAACAGACGGTCTCCCATTCTGATAAGAACAGGAAGATTAAAAATGCCACCCCCGGATTCTTCGATGGTATACAGTTTAAGTCGAAGGCTGAACTGAATATGTACAGGTATGCCCTGAGAGAAGGAATAAGACTGGAGTATGAGCCTGAAAAGGTAATACTCATGAAAGGGGACTATCCTGATAATGTACAGGTATGGAGTACATACAGCAGAAGAGGACAGGCAGCTGTCTTTCAGCCTGATATCAGGAAACTCCGTGACCTTACATATACCCCTGATTTTGTATACAGGCATGGTAATGTTCTGGATATTATAGAGGTAAAAGGATTCAGGAATGATGTATACCCTGTAAAGAGAAAACTGTTTATAGATTACCTGAACAAATCAGACCATCAGGGCCTGGAGGTGAGGTTTTTTGAAGTAACGACGATACACAGCATGAAGAAGTGTATTGAAGAAATTAAAAACAAAATGAAGACATGAATGAAGAAGAACGGAAAATTATCAGCCTGATACAGTCAATGCCAGTAAATTACCTGAGAGCATCAGTGGATTCCCTGAAAAACAGGGAATATGAGACCGTAATCAATATTATCAGCCTGATCAGAGAGAAATTCAACAGGAATCCTGATCTGCATATCAGTGTGGATATGGATGCCCTGGACAGAGCTGAACACATTTTAAAACAATTAGTATGAAAAGCTTTAAAGACCTGTCAAAAGATATAACAGATGAGGAATACAGATCTATGGATCTGATATCCTATTCAATGCTCAGTGCCTTCAGCAAGGAAGGACCTCAGGCTATAAAGAAATACCTTGACCATGATACGGATACAGACAGGTATCTGGAGAGAGGAGCATTGATGGACAGAATAGTATTTGAAGGCCCCGTATACATCAGGAAGAACTTTTCTTTCCTGGCCGACTGTGATATGCCGGGAGACAAACTTAAAAGTATAGCAGATTCCATTCACAATGCCTTTCCGGGTAAAGCACTGGATTCAATCCCGAAACAGGTTATTGTCACTGCTGCAAATATACATGACTATCAAACTAACTGGAAGGATGACACCAGGGTGGATAAGATAGTAAAGTCTGCGGGGAAGTATTACAGCCTGCTGACTGAGGGAAAGAAGATACTGTCAGTAGATCAGTATGAGTCATTGCTGAGAGCTTCCGAGATACTCCTTGACAGTCCTGTATACCCCCGTTGCAGTAACAACGGAGAAACAGAAATGTTTACCCAGCTGAAGTTTGTAGCCAATGTGGAACATGTCGGTGAGTATAAATTTATGCCTGACCTTATCATCGTCAACCATATCAGGAAGATCATAAAGATCTATGACCTGAAAACTACAGGAAAATGGGAAGAATATTTCCCTGACTCTGTAACCAGGTATGGGTATTACATCCAGGCCTGCATGTATGTACAAGGGTTGAAGAGTATTATAGAGAAGGATCCTGATTTCAGGGAATATACTGTAGACCCTGTATTCTCCTTCATCACCATTAATACCAGCTCTCCCGGCCCTATACAGTGGGATTTCAGGATGTCACTGAATACAAACGGATTTGTGGACGATAAAGGCACAGTATACAAGGGATGGGTACGGCTGTATAGGGAATGCCGATGGCATATCAGTACAGGAATATTCAACTATTCCTATGACACATATGTAAATAATTACAGAAGAGAAATTACTAACATTAATGTAATCGGCTCCACCGGAAGGAGGTAATATGGGAATAATATGTCTGGCATTTTTATTAATGGCATTGTGGTCGGTATATCTTATTACCATAAGAACCTCAAGGGATCTGAACAGGAACAATGAGAATACGAAAGAATGGGAGTTTTTCTCCTTTGAGGATTATTTCGAAAGAACAAAGACTCCGATGGTCATTGTTCACCTGTATGGTAAGAAATGCAGGTTCCTTCTGGATTCCGGAGCTCACCAGAACTGCCTTGATATTCAATTCCTGTATACTATAAAGGATAAGCTGAAAGGGAAGACAATAGCCGAAGGAGATAAGATACAGGTGGGGAACGGAGCTATTATGGATTCCTATGGTATGCAGGTCAGATTTAATATCAGGAATATGGAATTCAATGAGGACTTTCTGGTCTCAGACCTGAAAGGACTGAGAGAGTTCAGCAACAGGGAGGGCCTTAATGTTACAGGAATCCTCGGAAGTGAATTCTTTGACAAGCACAAGTGGAAGATAGATTTCGACAAGTATATAGTATGGCATAAAATAAAAAAAAATGAGATATGTAGTAAGTAATAATACTGACCTGTTCGGAACCTCTGATAAATACGGGAGGATGTCTGTGGAGAAATCCCTGGATATCCTCCGCAGTATGAAAAGAATAGGATTCGATACTGAGACTACTTCACTGGACTGTCATTCAGGAAATATCAGGTGTATACAGTTTGGAAACTTTGATGTACAAATCCTTGTCGACACTTATACTATTGATATACAACTATATAAGGAGTTGCTGGAATCTGAGGACATACAGTTTATAGTAGTTAATGGTAAGTTCGATGCCAAATACCTGCATAATCACAGGATATGTATTATGAATATGTATGACCTGTTCCTGAATGAACAGCTGATATATCTAGGGTACCCTTCTTATCCTTCGGCAAGTTTACAGGGACTGGCCCATAGGTATGCAGGAGTCAGTATGGATAAGTCCGTACGTACGGAGATAGCTTCCAGAGGTCTTACTCCTGAGGTAATAGTGTATGCATGTGATGATGTGAAATATCTTCTTATGATAGCTGATAAGCAGGAAGAGGAGCTTAGAAGACAGGATTTGTGTACTGCTGCTGCTATAGAAGGAATGACTATTGCCCCTCTGTCTTATATGGAATGGTGCGGAGTGATTGTAAGCCGGGAAAAATGGATGGAGAAGGCGGAAGATGATATGAGGGATCTTAAGGAGTCTGTAGAAGCTCTTAATAAGGCTGTAATAGAATATTCACTGGAACATCCGTCTCCGGGGAAAATCCTTTATTTCGATCCTTATTCCATGTCCAAAGAGGAACAGAAAGAATGGGTTACAAACAATGTTCAGGATTCCAACAAGACAAAGAAAGTAAAAGGAAAGACTGTTCCTGTAAAAAGGAAAAGACTTAAGAGGAGGCCGGATCTGGATAAGGTAGTTAAGGACGGGAATCTGGAATACAGGAAAATAGCCTATGAGAGAATGTCGCAATATCCGTACATCTATGAGGATCCTCAGTACGATATGTTTCATGAATCCGAAAGATATGTATGTGATATCAACTGGTCCAGTTCAGGACAGGTAATCCCTCTGCTGGAGGAGCTGGGATGTGATGTTATGGTAGAAGACAAGGATAGTCCCACAGGATTTAAAAAGACCTGTGATGCCAAGAAAATAAAGCCGCAGAGATATGTCCATAAAATTGTAGATCTCTACTGTAAATACAAGAAACTGGAGAAAGTAGTCAGTACTTACGGGCCTAAATTCCTTGAAAATATCCACCCCCGGACCGGGAGGGTCTATACTAATTATCATCAGCTTGGAACAGATACCACCAGGTTCAGTTCCACAGACCCGAACCTTTTGAATCTTCCTAAGAATGAAAGAACCAGATCATGCTTCATTCCAAGGGAGGGATGGCTGTGGATATCACAGGATGTTAAAGGGGAAGAGTCTGTTCTTATGGCTGATGCTTCAAGGGATGAGGCTATGATCAGTGAGTTCCTGGAAGGAAGTGGGGATATGCACTCACTGACTGGCCGGATGGTATTCAAAGAACTGGAAGGCCTGTCCACGGCAGATATTAAGAAATATCACAGTGATCTCAGGGATACAGCAAAGAAGTATGAGTTCCTGTGGAATTACCTGGGAGGATGGACTACCCTTATGCAGAACTTCGGTCTCTCTGAAGAAAGAGCAAAGGAACTGGATAACAGGTACAGATCAGGGTTCAAAGGTCTCATAGCATGGCAGAACATGAGGAAAGAGGAAGTTATGAGACTGGGATATGTAATTATAAATCCTAAGACCGGACACAGAGCCCATATCTATGATTTCGATGATCTGTGTGAGCTGAAAGAAAGCTTTACAGAGGAATTCTGGAACAAGTACAGAGAGATACCAAAGGACAGATCCGGAAAGAAGTCCCCCAGGGACCAGGAGGAGAGAGATATGGTGAAAAAGGTAAGACACTACTTTAAAAGAAAGTCGGAAGCTGAGAAATTTTCAGTCAACTACTGTATACAAGGTACTGGTGCTCAGATACTTAGATTCGCATTGATCAATATGTTCAGAGAATGCAGGAGCAGAGGATGGCTATATGATAAGGTAGAGTTTTATATAACACCCTACGATGAGGTAAATGTAGGAGCTTCAAAGGATATAGTACAGGAAGCTTCAGACCTGCTGACCAAGTGTATGAGAGAAGCAGGTGATCTGTTTACATCTGTACTGCATATAGATGTGGATGTCAATATTGGAGACAGATGGATTCATTAATAAGTGTAATTATGAAAGAAAGAAACTTTGGAAGAGATATAGAAAATCTCAGGAAGCTGATAGAAGAGTATCAGGAAGCTGAAAAATCGGATATTCTTAAGGTAAATCCTAATGAGATATCTTTTACATATCACGGTCAGCTGGCAAATAGTACAGGTATGGCTATAAGATGTATCGGAGATGCTTTAAGAGAGAATATGGGTACTATTCTTCTAAGAGCAAGACAAATGTCAGATAGTCGGTTACTGGAAATTGAAAGAAAAATAAGACAATTGTGTTCTGATATTAATGATGAATATGAGTGACAAAGTACGGTTACTAAAAGAAACAAAACAATATGAGTGAAAATTGTCCTATAGGATCTGATTATGATCATGCAGCACCGTGGAATCAGAATATGAAAAAAAAACAGAAAATAACTGTAGTTATTGAAGCTTTCAGGGAGGTAACATCTGTCCTCCCTGAAGACTATACAACAGAAGAGGCCCTTGAGTCCATAAGGCCTGTTCTGGAGGAATTAAAGGATCAGGGATGGACGATAGGAGAATCTTATATACAAATATGAATCATGGCAATATTAATAGGAATAATTTTATTTGTAATAGGGATAACCTTTCATAAATCAGATAAGGATCCTAATGATTTTTCATTCTTCAAGATCTGGGGAGTAATACTCTCTATGGTAGGATTTTTATTTACTGTGCATGGACTTATAAAAGTTATACAGTAATTTCAGTAGAAAGATTTCTCTATAATTATCCACTCTCCCGGCCCGGGGGAGGTGTATATAAATACATTAAATTTAGGAAAAATGAAAGAGAAAGTGAGAAAACAAGACAGACCTGATATTTATAAATATCCAGCGGGGATAAAAGTCAGAATAAAGGATAATGTGGAATGTCATCCTGATTTCCACAAAGGAGGACTATTAGTGTTTCAGGATGAATCTTGCGTAGATGATGATGAATATCCGGTGGGTATAAATGTAATGGGATTAGGAACATGTTATATGTTTCGCCCGGATGAGTATGAAATTATAAAATAGAAAGTATATGAAAGTAGTAACTATTGAAATTCCTGATGATTCAGAACTTATAAAAGAAGGAGATAACTATAGAATTCGTCAGATAGTACCTGTAACTTGGGAAGAATTTTGTAAATATAACAATGTAGGTACAAAATATTACATAGACACCTTTTCACAGATACAGGAAATGTCCATAGAGTACAAGAAACAGTATGATGAGCGTAATAAAAACCTGTGTGAATCCAGAGAAGATGCAGAATCAATCTTAGCTATTACCCAGCTAATAAGGTTACGAAAAGCTTGGGTAAGAGAATGGGTTCCGAAAGAATCAGATTGTGTATATTACATCTATAGTAAGCTGGATGGGGATATAAGGATAGGATATATAGAAGTTTATACGAATCACCATACTCTTACTTTCCCATCAGAGACGATGGCCCATCAGTTTGTAGAATGTTTCGGAGATTTATTAAGCAAAGCTAAAACACTTATAGCATGAAAGATCAAGTTTTATCAATAGGTCAAATGCGATATCTAAGAGACTTAGGTGTTGATACACAAGAAGCCAGTATTGTACATCTCTTTAAAGATGAAGAGGGGAATTATATAGATTATGATAAAGCAGAAGCTTTAAGGGAAGAAATCGTAGTATTAGACAGATACTATGATGCTGAAATGGGGAACTATGACCACTCACTTAGAATGGACTATGGAGTGTTTACTCTCCAAGATTTATTGAATGTTATCCCTCCCAGAGTATCCTCTGGATCAAATGAAGTATTTTCTCTTAGAATAGAAAGATGTATAGATGAGTGGGGAGTATACTATGGGACTACTGAGGATAGTGACGGAAGTAAACTTTCCACTCCAATTTATGGGGATACGTTACTAGAAGCCGCCTATGAAATGCTTTGTTATCTTGCTGAAAATAATTTACTTAAAAAATAGAAATTATGACGAAGGAGGACTGATAACATGGGATATATTGAAGACTATATAAAAAAGGAGGCTATGATAAAGGAATTCTCAGAAGCCGTTTCTTACGTGAAAAGTAATATTGACTACCCGTTTGACAAAATATCCGGATATCTGGAGTATGCAGATACTAAGGAGCACTCTGGATATGTATACGTTGAAAAATATACATTACACGGAGATACTTACTGTGCAGTAAGAGGGAGGCCAGACCTTTTCTTAAAAAGGGAAGGCGACAATGACGAAGATAATTTTCATTGTTTTGTTGATAAAAAGACAGTATTTAAGTACTGCCATTTCGGCTATTTTCTGTTCCCTCTGAAAGATGGCAGATACTGGATGGTACATTATGAATATTTAGATGTCGGTGAGGCTAAGGTATAAACAGGATATAGGTAAAAGAAAAGGAGAAAAAAAATGAGTATAATCCAAATAGGTTCGCTTGAAATATTCAAGCAAAATAGATACTATCCTACTGATATAGGATTAGTATCCGATAATGCTTACCTAAGCATTATAGTCACAAATAAATGTCAGTGTAATTGTGCCTATTGTATAAATTCAGAGACAGACAGATCCATTGATTTGCCTTGTGGTAAAGCCTTAGGTAATATCAGATACCTGGTTGAAAAGTATAATATAAAAGAAGCTATTTTACTTGGGGGAGAGCCTTTGCTGCATCCGAATATATTAGGGTTCATATCTACACTAAGACTTGATACCGGATTGAATATGGTCAGACTGACCACTAATGGGATAAGACTAAAAGAAAACGATGCATTTATAAAGGAGCTTGTAAGAGAGGATATAGGAATACAGGGTATAAATATATCCTTTCATAATGAGGACTTTATCACACTAAAGGACTTAAGAAGAATTTATAATACCATCAAATATTATAATCCGGCTATAAAAGTAAGAGTTAATACGAATATATGGAGAGGGAATCTGGATACTATAAATTCACTGACTGACCACATACGTAAAATAAGTTTTGTGGATGAGATCAGGATAAGTAATATTATACCAAAGGATAGTTTCTCTGTTAATACCAAAAATAATGGAACTCATTTAATTCTCTCCGATAAGCAATATGTATCTCTGTTCACAAGTCTGATAGAGTCATATAAAGATTCGTATACTATTATAGATAATAAGGATACACTGGGATTTGTCAGATATCTTCTAATTCCAACTAAATGTCCTATTATTATTAACTGGAATCTGGGAAGTAAAGTCTCAGACCAGATCTGTGAAAATGATATCAGGAACAGGAAGATAAATACATTTAAATGTCTTGTAAGTGGGGATATTTCTTTATCTTGGAATGAGAATAATATTCTTAACTTATAATACTGATAAAAATTTAAAAAATTGGAGAAATGTATACAGTAAATTTATGTAGATGTCCTTATTGTGGATCTTACCACTACGAAGTAGGGTATTTTACATCCGCGGCTAATTGTAGATGTATCGATTGTAATAGTCTATTTTGGTTCAATTTTAGTATTTAAATTACGTTTGAGATTGTAATTTGTATTAAATCTGTAAAATAGCAATAATATGAAACTATTATTTGTTATAAATAACATTCAAGAAGCATACCATGAATATGAAAATACAGGAAGTATGCCAGCAGTTAAAAAGCGTTCTGTTGAAATAGAATTAACAGATGAGCAAGTAAGAAAAATAGGTATCCGTAATATAGGATATAGTAGTAGGACCCCCATAACAGAGACTATAGAATCAGTATCTTTGTTATTAGAAGGCGCAGTACAGGCAGATAAACATCCAGAATCTTTATGGATTAGTGTTACAGAAAGACTACCAGAAAATGACTTTAATTGTATTGTGACAAATGAATACGGAAGAGGAGTAAATATAGCTTACTATGTAAAAGAGGAAAAATTATGGCATACTTCTTACTCCGGAGAGGCAGTCTATGGGGTCACTCATTGGATGAAAGTGCCTGAAATTATATAGTAAATGAAAAATAACACTAAAGAATATGGAAACAAAAGAAAATAACAAATTTAAACCATTTAATCTTGAACAAGCTAAAGCTGGTAAACCTGTTTGTACAAGAGACGGACGTAAAGCAAGGATTATTTGTTTTAATGCTAAAACATTGTGTGATTATCCTATAATAGCCCTGGTTGAAAATGCAGATAACTCAATATATGAGGCTGCATATTCCTTTTCCGATAAAGGTGAATACTTGAGAGGTAATATTCGTAATATAGACCTTGTAATGCCTCCGGAAGAACATGAAGGATGGGTTAATATATATAGAAATGCTGGAATAGTGTCGGCCCGGTGTATCTACAATACAAGGAAAGAAGCTATGGAGAGTGCAGCGGAAGAGGATTATATTGATACAGTTAGAGTAGTATGGTATGAATAAAGTTGAAGACTATGAGTGAACTAAAGGACCGATTATTAAAACAATTAGAGACAGACTATTTAGAAAATGCTAAAGATTGTCTTAAAATATATGAAGCTCTTGAAAAGTTAAATAGAGGAAGTGTTCCTAGTGATCAATGGATGTCACTAGTCAATGTCCAACATTTAGAAGCTTATCCAAACTATATAAGAGTCTATTCTCCTTCTGATATAGGTTATATATTTTTAAAAGGATTAAAAGGGGAAATAAAGACATTTACACTAACACTAGCGAAGGCTAGAGAAGTTTATCCAAAGGTGTCTAAAGAATTTAAGAGGGAACTTGAAGATACTTTCGGAATAGAAAACCTTGTATTAAGTTTCAGGGAGTTGATAAAAACCTATGAGGATACATGTGAAATTATCGGAGTAATGCCTGAGATAGATTGTGATAGTAAATCTGAATTAGCACGTTTGAAACTAATACGGATTTATGAAGCCTCTAATGTACTAAATCACTGGAAGTTTGCTCCTCTGAAAGCTCAATTAGGATTTTACCCTTCTTTTATATTGGAGAAAGGCAAAATAGTATTCCATGAGATGTGTAGTAATATGATATCTTTTTCTAGTGATCCCAAATTATGTTGTGGTTTGAAAGAAGATGCTTATTATATAGGGACTCATTTTATAGACTTATATAGGGATTATTTATTACCAGAATTTTGACTTTGTTATGCCATTATGTGATATTATACCCTTTATATATCAAAATGATCAAAACATTAACTATGGAAATACAGGAAATAAAGATTGATGGAATAACATATGTAAAGAATAAAGATTCCAAAGTATGTAGCGAGTATGCTGTCAGGGATAAAGTGAATTGTGCTATTCTCATTCAAGGTGAGCAAGTTACGCTTTGTCATCTATTTGACGGATATGCACTTAAAGTAAAGGAGGAATATGAGAAATAATAAGGATCTTATTAAAATCAGTAAAGGTCATTATACCTATAAAGGTATCCAGATAAACTGCATTGGGTATTATCCTCCGGAAAAAAGAGTGGTATGGGAAGCTGTAGACAAGAATGGCTGTGGTTTCGCCCACTCTTTTTCCTTAAGAGGTGCTATTAGGAAAATTGATGAAGATATTAAAAATGAAACCTACTCAGATAATAAAAGAAGCCACAGATGCTATTAGTGAGGATATCCGGACAAATTATGTATATGGTAATATGTTCCTGGCAGATGTAATAGGGAACTATGTAGCTGATATCAAATCAGGATGTATAAGCCTCGGCATTTTTCGTCAGAAAAATAAGATGGATATATGTAATATGGTTTCCAATGTCAGTCTGTATTGGTCAAAAGTAAGAAGTCTGATGGGGGAATATGCCTACAGGCACACTCCGTATATGCTGGAACACTTTGATGAGGAATTCGGAAAACATTTGAAGGTACTGTTCTATTCGGTGAAGAGAGAGTTGGACAAGGTAAAACCTCATATGTCCTACGTATTGGCCAATATTACTATGGTCTATATGTTATCATCACTGGAAATAAACAGGACTCAGGAATACGCCAAAAGGGTCCAGGAGGCCTCAAATATAGGTATGAATGCTGTATACGACCAATGTATAGTATCTGTGAGAAATATATCTGTACAGCTAATGAAAAGACTGGCAGATATGGATGTGTCGTCTATGAATCCGAAAGAGATTTCTATGGCCTTTTCCATATTCAGTAAAGAACTGAATGACTGTAAAATTAAAATTCTTAGTAAGGAATAAGGCAGGAGATTCTCTCTCCTGCCAAAAAATTTCTACCACGAAGACTTAAAGAAAGCCAGTGTCTCATCAGGATTCAGAGCATTCATAACAGTCCTTCTCATAGGAATAAGTTCAAGTAAATACTTCTCAGCCCTTGTATATCCCTTATATCTTCCTGTTTGTATCTCTTCCAGTGATCCCGGCATCACTATCTTGAATGTGTTGATAATATTCTGAATAGTATTTATACCTGCGGCAGGCTGTTTCAGAATTTTACCAGCTTCTTCAATCATCTGTAATCCGGGAATCTGGGCACCCAGTTCTGTATATAACCTCCTTGACTGGTATTCAAGCATCTGCATATGCCAGGGTCTTTCCTTATCATCTTCCCAGTCCATAAGACCCAGGAAGGCTACCAGTCCTATAAAGTGCCCTACCTCTATAGCAGCCCTTCTCAGATTATATTTCTCCTCTTTTGTAAGCTCCTGGTAATGTGCTGCCAGATGAAACTGCATTCTTCTGAGATCCTTCATCAGAGTATATATAAACCCGAATGCAGTATTGTAATACCCCTGTGTCCACTGGCCCAGGTCCATATTATACCGTGCCGCCTTAAATCTTTTCATATAGTTAGGTCTGATCCATTTCCTGTACAGCATAGCCAGTCTTCCTACTGCCAGTTTCTGTATGGCAGACCTGTCAGCCTTATTATAAATACCATGCATTCCCTGGTTTATAGCAGCTGCCTTCTGTTTGAAATTGAATTCATCTTCCTCAGTCCATTTTGTCCCGTCTTCCTTTGTAATCCCTTTCTTCAGCCTCAGGAATGCCTTTACGGTTTTTCCATCCTTCTTCTCAGTGACTACTTCATAAGCATCGAATAATGGTATAGTATTACCTCTTTCATCCTTTACCTTTATCTTATTAGCCAGAGCCATCGATGTTCTGTTCTGCATCCAGTGTTCTCCTGCTGTGTTTATAAAAAATACAGCATTCGATCCCAACAGCTTTGTAAACCAGTTTCTCCTGTTAAATCCTGTGTCATATACCTTCTCATCAAAGTCCTGCATTACATCAAAGTACTCATCCCACAGGGACAGCTTGTCTGTCTTTACCCTGTTACCTATACCAGCCAGGTGTTCAGGCAGGAGCTTCATATATTTTCTGTCTGCCGTAGCTGTATCCTTAGCTCCAAAGAACTCACCTGTAAAGGATTCTACATTCATCATTACAGATCCTGTGGTAACATTGGATATACCTGCAAGCAGGTTAAGTCCGAGATTATTTGCAGATGTATACCTGTTTATATTGTTGGCCAGCTTAGCAAGGCTTACTCCCAGTACGTCCCCCTCATCATTCATATATTTTCCATATACCTGCATCTGGAAATAGTCATCCAGCCTTCCCGTGAAATTAGTCACCCCCCGGCCCCTTTTTGTCAGTTTATTTATCACTTCCCTTCCGGCAGATCTGAATGATTCCATTACAGGATTACCTCCTTTTGTCTGCTGTATTTCCCTTTCATACAGTACATCCCTTCCTATTTCTATCTCGTCCAGTATCTCTCCCATATAATTATAATCCAGAGCCATAGAAGCATATGCAGACAGTGTGGATACCACATCTGTAGATATCTGTGAAGGATCTTCAAGCTTACTGACATAATATATAGGTAATTCCTGTATCTCGTTTCCTCCTGAATCGATAAGGGTCCTGGAGAAGCCAGTGTCATCAACACGGGAGACAAAAGAATCCTTGATACTTTTTACCACCTCCCGGACCCCTCCTTTTACCCCTGAAGCATTTTGTATCCTTTCCACAAGATCCTTACGTATCTGAACAGCATTATCTATACTGGTCACTCCTTCAGGAAGCATGCTGTCAAGATCTGCTTTTATCTCCATTACCTTATCATAAAATCTTCTCTGCGGAGCAGTCATTTTCTTAAAGTCCGGATCACCATATATGGATAATTTAGGAACTCTTGTATCCCCTACTATGTCAGTGTTCTGGTCATACCAGGCATTCACTTCATCCCAGTAAGCTTTTTTATTTATTCCGAACCGGGTCTCCTTATACTTCTCATGAAGGCTGGAATACATTTTCTTTTTAGCCTCTGAATACTTATCCTGATCTGCCTCTGTAATATACTTTCCTGTGAGATTACCATTCTTATCCTTCTTGAACATGAAATCAAATCCCTTAGTTCCGGATTGTTCCAGTATAAGTCCCTCCCTGACAAGCTCCTTCTGGTACTCAATAGTCTTCTTTCTGGCTTTGTCCCTCTGTCTCTTTACTATACGGTCTATTCCCTGATGTATAATGTCAGAGCTGTCAGCCATACTGTCAAGCCATCTGCTGAATACTGATATATCTGAGTCAGAAGAAGCTATCAGCTCTTCAAGAGTGTACTCTCTATCCCTGAACTTTCCTATAGGGACTACTATCTTATCACCTATAACAGGTCTCATAGTTTCAGTAAACAAGGCTATAGCCATTTTTCTGTATTTAGAGAATACCTTACCGGAAATCCCTGACAGCTCATTTATATAAGCTTTCATCTCACTGGTATACTCCGCCTCTTCTCCTCTTATCTCTTCCTGAGAGATATCATCCTGTATATATTGTATCAGCGTGTTATAGGAACTGATAGTTTCCCTCAGATCTCTCAGTCCTGATGCTTTATCCTTCGTAGTAAGAGTACTGTCCCTGTTCAGGTCATTAAGGGCCTTATCAGCTTCTTTCATGTAGTTTAAAGCATTCTTCATAAACAGGAAAATACCTTTCTTTTCCATATGGGCATCCCTTGACCTTTCAAGGTTATCTATAAGTAACAGCTGGTCCCTCGTAAGCTTGTCATTGGGATTTCTCCTCTTATATATAGCAAGTCTTTTAAGCTCACTGTTTATAATTCTCTGTATTACAGGAATCTCCTTATCTACCTTTTCAGACAGAGAGTAGAACTGACTGCTTTCTGATATATTCTCCAGTTTCATCTCCTTATTCATTTCTCCTGTAAGGATTTTCCCTGCCAAAGCTCCTGCTTCCCTGTCAGCTTCAATGATGGCCTGTTCTATCTTTGAAGAAGTGATCTTACTGAATAAATTCTTTACAGCACTTATAACACGGTCTATAAGAGATTTATACGGGCCTTCAGTTTTTTCTCCCTTAAGGAGATGTTTTGCCAGTAATTTCCCGGCTGCCTCCTTAGCCATCATACTACTGTCATTTTTATAGGCTGTCCTGTAATTATCAAACTGGTCTCCGAATACACTTTTCTGTATATCAGGATCAGAAGACAGGTTTATAAGTCTCACAGCCAGTGGATTGTTTCCTAATGCAGCCAGTGCAAAGTGTGCGAATTCCTCAGGTAATGCAGCCTGTCCCTTTTCTCCCCTGGCAATCCTTATCAATTCTGCTATTCCTGTGGCAGCATCTCTTGCAACACTGAAATCAGTAATACCTGTTAATCCTCTTCTCTCTTCAAGTTCTGTAAGGGTCCCATATGTAACCCCTGCTTCCGCCATAATATCCCTCAGTCTGTTATTAAGGGCTTCATCATACCCAAGAATTGCTTCCCTGTCTTTATTCTGCTCTGTTCTGGGTTCTACAGTAATTTTCAGAGTTCCTCCTTCTACAGGTATAACATCGGCTACATAATCCCTTCTGAAAGGATTTTCCCTGTTAAATTTATTTACCCTTCTTATCAGTGAATCATATTCTCTTCTTTCAAATTCTCTCTCCCTTCCTTCTGAATCCACAGCCTCCAGGTCCCTTTTCATTTCCTTCATTACGGCTCCTTTATCCAGAAGCTTATCCAATCCTGCTTTCTCATACAGTGAGGATATGGTAGGTTCCCCCAGATCATCAAAACTGAGTACGGATTTTGTATCTTCTGTGAAAGCCGGATTTTTTACCCGGCTGTATATATCCTTCGTAACAGGCCTGTTATAGCCTGTATACTTCAACAGATCCTTAAATAATGTACTTTCTCTTTCTTTCCCTGTACTATCCTTGATAGTCGGGATTATTGCACAACTTAAAGCCATATTAACACAACTTTTTATTATCTGAAGTAATTACCTCAACTGGTTCATATCTCATGATTTCAGATCTGTTATTCTCTGTCTGTAGCACTTCCTCATAGGTTTCCTCCGGCTGGGATAATGGATTATAGTTCCTGTCATCCATATCTTCCTGATACTCCGAATTGTTCAGGTCCAGGAGGTCGGCTATTTCAGAAACAGTTGAAGACATTACTTCCCCATTTATTCCATAGGAGTACTCAGGGAACATACCATCTGCTCCCAGTGGCTGTATACGGTCATAGGATGTACCATCACCAGACAGTTTGTAATAGGCTATATCACCTGAACTATTTTCCTTGGATATGAAGTCCATGAATATATACCTGACCTTATTTTTATCCCTGATTATCTCCTTCACCATACCCATATCGTCCCCTGTAATCTTATCCCTGGTATTGAGGGGTACAGTATTAAGGAATTCCCCCTTATTATCGGTGAATTTTATATTTCCCTCCAGTGTCTGAGGAACCAGCAGCTTATTGGACAGATGGTTGCGGACAAACTGGGTAACAAACGCAGAATAATCATCTTCAGATCCCAGAATCCCTCTCTCTGCCTCTATATACCCGGGGATATTCTCTATAAGTACCACAGGAGCCAGATGCATATAAGATGAAGGACTGAACCCGAATCCTCCCCTGAAATAACCATACCTGAACAGATCAAGGGCAAGTCTGTTGGCAGAAGGGTTATTCATATAAAGAAGGTTGGCCCAGTCCCGTGAAAAATTCTCTTTCATAGTAGTATTAAGCCTGCCTACACCGGAGATACCAAGAACTGACAGATCTGAATTCTCAAAGGGTTTATCTGTCTTCAGAGCTTTTATAAATCCCAGATTACCTATCTCAGGATCAGAACTGACTATATCACTGAATCTGTTCGGAAAGTTCATGATAAAGTCCTTTCTGTATTTTTCATTAAAGAACTCTGTCTTACTCATTATATAGGTAAACAGATCCGAATATAATGTTTTTAGGGTCTTCTTATTCAGTCTCCCTGTCTTAGTCATGGATTCGACACTGCTTACAACCTGCCTGAAATTATCCTGATGGTGAGGCATATATCTTGACAGTATATTACCTGTACTGAATATCCCGAGAGTATAAAATGCCTGCAATATAGGTACTTTACTGTTCAGTATATCTCTTCTTAAAGAATCTTCATCAAGTACTGGTATATCTTTAAGAAAGTCAGCGTTATCAAGAGGAAATTTTCCTGAGTCTATCTTCTCCCTGAGTAATGTAATATTTCTCAGCTTTATCTCGGTATCAGCAATATAAGGTCCGGCACTTCCTGACTGTGTGTCTGATCTTGAAGCCCTTACAAGCATTCCAAGGGCCTCAGCAGTATTCATTATCTTTGAGAACAGCTTAGAAAATTCTGCCTGTTTCCTTACATACGAAGCAGATCTTTTATCAGCAGGAAGAACAGACTGCATAATATTGTATATTAGTTCTTCCTCTGTAATATCACTGATATTCAGCTTTGAAGGATTCTTTATGTCAGCACTCTTTATCCAGTCATTGCTGATCCTGTTTACTACATCCATGCGTCCCTCCCCGGTCCTGGAGGCCCTGATATATTCATCAGCCATTTCCCTGACTATAGGCTGATTCATTATCAGTGATACCTGAAATGCTGAGTATCCGAGCCTTGATAACAGCATGGAAGCATCAGATGTAAAAGTATTCTGATTTAAATCCTCCAGGACAGGGTCCTTAGCATTATCCACAGAAGCAGCCAGAAATCCTGACACATTCCTGCTTATATAGGTACCATCCAAAGCTTTCTGACTGTGTAATGATGTGAGAGTATGTCCTAACAGAGGAAAGGCCCCATTCACAGGATTCAGAGACACATCTGTGAATTGTGATATGGCATGATGGGTATTATGATTTGCATATATCCCAACCATTCCGAGACCTGTCATATTATTCTTATGGAACTCTATCTGTGTCAGAGGGCTTAAAGGATCATACGGAATCTTATATTTCTCTACCATGTTATCCAGCTCTCCGACACTCAGGTTTTTCAATCCTGAGACAAGATCATTCCCCAGTTCTTTTCTCAGAGATTCATGGCTTATTCCTGTCTTAAGCAGGACTGCTACCCTGGCAGCCTCCTTGATCTTATCAAATCCTTGAGGATTTAACATCTTAAATGCTGTCTCAGGATTCGTAAGTATACCCCACATCAGTTCTATGATCCTGTTATTCCTGGCATCAGTACCATTTTCCTTCGGCGACAGGTTATCATTGTATTTTATGGCATCAACATATTTTGTATGATATATATCATAGTTATCCATGATATGATCATACACCTGCATCTCAAAGGAGTCCTCACTAAAGGCTATCTTTCCATTTACTATCTCATCCAGGACTATATCCATCTGGTTATTATAGTCCTTCATACTCTTGTATCTTTCTTTGAGGTCCCTTTTAACAGCTTTCCTGTCAAGCTTTTCCCTGACACTGAATGCAGGAATCATAAGGTACATCTTATCTACGTCAAAGTCACTACCTGTGATTGTAGTAATATCGGACGGAAGCATAATAGCCCCTCCACTCTGTTGGGGAAGGAATCCTTTTATATAAAGCGGAAGCATAGAATACTTATCCTCTGTAGGGATCCTGTACCCTATAATCTTTCTCATACTATCAGGTATTTTATTGATATCCAGTACATGTGAGCCTTCCTTCATCATTCCGTCTACCAGTGTTCTGGAATACCATGGCATATAGCATTCAATATATTTGATATGTCTGTCTTTTCCTTCCCCTTCGAATACTATATTCAGGGAATCTGTAAGCCCGTAATTACTTACCTGTACACAGGCTCCCCCCTTTATTTTTTGTCTTGTAATCCTGTTCTTAATAATACTGTTCAGCAAAGGCTGTACCTTATTAGACATAGATTCATCATACAGAGGAATCCTGAATTCCCCGTTACTATTCAGTTTCAGGGATTTTACAAGCTCATTGCTATAGTTTGCCCCTCCTCTGGCCTCTTCTGTAAGAATCCTGCTCAGTATGGCCTTATCGCTGAATATCTCACTTGTAGCCATATATGATTGAAGCACATTTTCTACATTCAGGGCATTATATTCATTCATCCATTCAGTAAATGGTATTGTTCTGTCACCTACTTTAATATTTGCTTCCGGTGACATATCAGCAGATATCAGTCTTCTGATCTGTACTCCCACCAATCCCTGTGCATCAAGGAAGTGTTCCGGATTTTCCTGCTGTTCCCCATAGTCATTATAATCTATAGTATGTATCACATCCGTATTTTCTTCCCCCTCACTTATTCCTGTGGCCTTCATCAGCAGATCATAAACATTATCCTCCTCCAGGCCCTGGGGGATATCTATAGCCCCCTGTATCCCTACTTTTACAGCAGAGTCGAACTGTACCACATCTATCTGATTCTCTTCCATAAATCTGTTTATGGCTCTCAGAACAGGGGATGATCCTGTCTCCCCGGCAACTATGCTATGTATAGCCATAATCAGAAACTCAGAATTCTTATGCTGTACAGGTACCTTTATATTATTTCCTTCTCCGCTTTTTACAGAAGTCTGACTATATACGAATGGTTTTATAGTCTGCCATACTGTCCAGAAATCCTCCATATTCCATCTTCCGGATCTGATATTTTCATAGGCCTGTTCTTTCTTATTATCCCATTTCCCCATCATAGCCATTACTGCTCTGTATGAAGATAATGATCTGAAAGCCTGTCCATCAGTCACATTTATTCCTCCCTTCCCGTCTTTAGTCCTGTACTTTGAGATAATAGCTTCTTTATCAAGCTTTGTAATAGTATGATCCTTTACCTTTTCATCCAGTACTTTTTCAATATCATTAATGGCTGTAGAGGTGATATGCAGGTCTTTTACATATATAGCCCTTTCATATTCTCTTCCAACTACTTCATTATTGAATACTGCCCTTGTATTCAGTCTCTGTGCAGGTGAGTTTATTTCCTTAAACCTCTTCTGGAAATCAGTCATCCCCTTATAGAAAGCCAGGTCAGTAGTAGTTATTTCTATAATCTGTGATGTGGCAAAGGCTGAGTTATAATAATATTCCTTCAGGAATCTTCTCAGTCCTTCCTCTGTTTTTATACCTGGAAAATACTGGTAAGGTATTGAATCTATAACCTCCCCGGGCTTGGAGGGTCTTACTTTATTAAGCAGGCCGAGAGTATTGAACCTATCCATCATCCTTTCAAATCCCTGATTCAGAGATTCAGAAACAGCATCTCTCACAAAGTTTCTGAATTTCATGGAGCTTATATTACTATCAGATAGTTCTACAAGCTTTTCAAGAAAGGAATTTCCATTGTACCTGACAGTATTCAGGTATGGTATGAACTTAAACTCAGCTCCTCCTATATTCTTTACAGACCCATCAGGATTATAGGTAACATCAAAGTTTTCTATAGGTTTAATAAGACCTTTCTTTATAAGTTCCGATCTCTTATTTACAAGCTTTATCCTTCCTATTTCCTGTTCTGCTATATTAACCATCAGATCAGGTATAATATACTCGAAACTTCTGAATTCTCCCTTATAAAAGGAGCTTTCTGAGAATCTCGGCATCCTGATAAATCTGGCTATGGGAGCATTAGACATCACAGGCACTGTATAGTAGGCCCATTCTCCGGAAGGATCGGAGGCATACTCATTTATCACAGTTATAGTATATTGAGGAGAGGTCATGTCCTTATACTCCACACCATCAGAATGTAACAATACCTTATGCTGCAATCCTTCTCTTATACTCTTATCCTTATATAACCATTCAATCCATGGACATAGCCATACATCTCCATTCTTAAACCATTTGTACTGGCCGAATTCCCTTTGTATGAATTCCTCGTACTTCTCATCATTCCCCACTTCATTTTTCAGTTTATTGAATAGAGTACCTATATATGAAGGCTGTACATGTCCGTAATAGGTCTTTCCCCTTTCATTACTGCTGCTCTCTATACTGTTTTCTGATACCTTTCCAATCTCTGCCGCCAGTTTCTTATATGATCCCCTGAACTCTTTCATCAGGATGTCATTTTCCTGCTTACCCTTAGCATCCTTCAATATATTGAAGATATTATGCAGTGGCCGTGTAATCCTGTAAAAGGCCCCTGTATCAGATAGCAGGGATGATACAGAATCACTGTTTGTATCAATTCCGACAGATCTCAGCAGGTTGGTAATATCCTCAGCTACCTTTTTCTCTCCCATGAAGGCTTGTTTATCCTCCGCCTTGCCAAACTGTCCTGACAAGCTTTCCAGTGTCTTAAATCCCTTCTTTATATTTTCCATGGAAAGGGTCCGGGAGGAGGTATATATACTATCAGGGGATAGCTTAAGAGCTGCCGAGATATTATCTTTCCACCTGTTCATCAGAGTGTCGGAAGCTCCTGGAAGATTTATAGCTACAGTCTTATATGATACAGAACCATCTGCATTCCTGGATGATCTCTGGATATAATACGGGAGGAAGTCTTTCCTGTAACTGGTATAGAATTGAGATTCCAGTACAGGATCATTCTTTATCATATCTATTACAGAGGATATCCATGGCTGTGATTTAGACAGTTTCTCCATCAGTGGTATCATATCCCTGCTGTCAGTCATATACCTGAGAGCCTCTATAATGGAAGCATGCACCCTGTTAGGATCAAGATATTTTTCAAATCCCAGATCATCAGTAACAGCATATCCCTCATTATCTACCTGTGGAATAGTACCTATAATCTTTCTTACTTCCTTTGTCAGGGACATATTTGAAGGGACCATAGTATAGTTTATCATCCAGTTCTCATACTGCTTTTCCTCCCTGCCAAGTCCGTCAGTACTATTTGTATCTATCTGATTCCCATCCTCATCTGTCTCTGTAACCGTGTCCTGACTTATAGTACCTGAATCAAGGTCTATTCTTACCCCTTCGGTAGTGACAAGATAGACAGATGCTTCCTCAGCCAGTGCTTTAAAGTTATCCAGTATTTTTTTATACTGGTCCCTTTTGTATCTAGCTACTCTTCTGGCCTCCTGGTCCAGGCGGGTTCCTGACAGCCCGTATTGGGCCAGATCTTCCTTTTCTGATTCTATATTATTATCGACAGTATCCTCTACATACCATTTAAATATATCACGTACTTTCATGAACAGTGATGCCGGGGATTCAGACATAATTATCTGTCCCCTGTCCAGTGAAGATAATTGCCTCTCAAGATCTGCCTTCCTTTCCAGTGATAGCTCTTCCTCTACCATCATCCTCAGCTCCTCAGCCTTTTTCTCTTCCTCTCTTGTGAGTATCATGGAAAATAATCTCGATAACAACATAGCCCTGTCTCTCCTGACCTCAGAAGAAAATTCCCTGTCAGCCTTTTCCATATAGTTCATACTTCCGGAAGCCTTCTGTCTGATTCCGGCATCATCGAATACTCCTGATACTACCTCAGGCTGTATACTTCCGGAAATATCCTTCAGGCTGAGCTTTTCAACATTCAGTTGTTGTTTAAAGTGTTCTATCATTCCCCTTAGAACACCGGCAGATGGGTACATTCCACTCCTCTCATCAGGGTTCTCTTCCACCCACATACCTGCAAGATTGGCTACTATCTGTACATCCTCTCCTACAGAGGATGCCAGGTCTCTTATTTCTTGATTTATAGGAATACAGTATGACATATATTACAAATTTTTACCAAAGATACTACAAATCATATAGAAGCACATCTCACAGCGTGTTGTTTTTCTTCGTATGTCATAGCATCCCAGATCTCTTTTTTCCATCCCTTTGCTTCCAGCATATCCCTTATTCCCCCTTTCAATGATCCGAAGCTAAGATCAGTCCCGGGCCGGGAGAGTGGGTTAATACTGGCAGAGGAGAAACCTCCACTGTTAATCTTATTGTAGAATGAATATGTGTAAGGCCTTATATTTCTCCAGTTTGTTACAATGTCTAACAGTTTACTGAAAAAATCAAGAATCCTTCTTCCGAGTCCCTTTTTCCTCACTCCCATCACATACTCCCTGAATTCCTCAGCCATTCTCTCTTCAAGCTCAGTATCCGTGAGGTCTCCCCATTTCTGTCTTGCCTCATTCATCAGGTTATTCTTCTCTTTTTCAGAAGCCATAAGATCCATTACAGCATGAAAAGCCTCATGATATACTGTTCCTTCGGCAGCTATATTACTGAGCCTTATCACTCCTTCATCATATACTCCCCAGGCCTCAGCTCCTCCCTCTGCTACATTAATAAGGCCCTCCTGGACCCTTAACCTTCCCTCTTCCGACATCTGAGGTAAAACAGTATTAAGCCAGGAAATCTCACTTCTGAGATCTGCTTTAGCCTGATTACTGTCTGCCAGCCTTGTCATAGGTCTTCTTTTCAGGGTAGTTCTGATTGATTTCATATCCTTATTGGATCTTGAAGATTTACTCTCTCCTCCTGTAGTAAATGAAGAGATTATAGTATTCCTTGATGAAACCTCCTTTACTATATCAGGACTTGACTCTACAAGTCTCATGGCCTGTTCAGGAGACACAGTTACTGAAACAGTCAGGTCATTAGGAGTAAGGTTAAGAGTAGCACCATTGTTTCCGAAGACTACCCTGTAATAAGCACCTATTTCCTTAGGTTCTGCTTTCTTGTCGAACCCTCTCGACATCCTGGCTTCCTTTACCAGGTATACCTTTACTCCATTGACGGATCCTATCAGTTTCAGGTAGTTCTTATACAGTTTATCTTTCCTTGTATAGTATCCTATCACCGATCCTTCAAGCCTGTTATTCTCAATAGCAAGGTTCTCAGGATTTCCCGTCTCAAGTGAAGAATTGAAGACAGCATCATTGTTTACAGGTTTATCCTGTACAGGAGAAGGAATGTAAGGAGTATATTTCACAGGTATTCCTTTCTCAAGGGATACAGAACTGATTATACTGTCATTATACTCTACCACTACTGGCAGCAGTCCCATAGAAGATACAGGAGTACTATACTGACTGTCGAACAGATCTTTCAGTATAGACATCTGTCTTCCTGTATACTCTGACAGGGACATAGTCTGTAACCTGTGTTTGGATGTAAAATAATCTACAGTACGGCCATATCTGTCCATAAACGGATGGAATGAGTATTTTCCGGCCTTAATATCATACATCTTTATATTTCCCTTCCTGTCTACAGCTATGATATCGGCTTCTCCTGCTATTCTGGACCCGTCATCATATTTCCTGAATACTACTATTCCGGAAGAAATTACTGTTTCACCTGCTTCATTCAGACTGTTTCTTATATTTCCAAGGGAAGACAGGTAGGACTGAAAAGCTTCCTCACTGACATTATCAGGCTTAACCACCTCACGGCCCATGAAGAAATTTCTTGTAATGAGCCTGAAAGGATCAGAGGCCTTTACAGGAGGATTTGCTTCTGATAATGATTCCCTGAGAAGAGACAGGATCATATCCCTGTCCTGTGATGTGGTACGTCCTTTATACTCAGTAAGATCTATGCCGTATTTCCCTTTCAGGAAATCAAGGTACCTGTTATACTGCTCAGGTTGGCTGCTCTTCTCAGCCAGAGATGCACTCACAGCAGAGATGGTGTCATGTACTTTCGGATTCTCTGTCCACAATCCACCCATCACAGACCGTACACTTTTATATTCATGATACTGGCCATCCTCCTCCATGATACTGTATGTATCGCCTGTAGAGTTTACCCTGTCTACCTTTCTCTGATTTTCTTCTATATCGGCGATTATGGTATTATTATCTGTTTTCACAGGAGGGTCGAACTGTTTCTTCAGATTTGAATATCCGTCATCTCCCGGATGGATAATCTTCCTGCTTTTCCTGTTATACAGGTCACCATTAGGAAGAAGTACCACACCATTTATCTGTCCTGAACCATTCATAGCATCGCCGTATACCTGTAAGGCATATGCTTCTGCCTGTAATACAGGATCAGGAGATTTTACTATACGTCCGTTCTTATCCCTGACTGTGGATCCGTCTACATAGAATTTGTCCCCCCTGAGATCTACTTCTATACCTCCAACACTATTGGATTCCCTGGCCCCTGCTTTTCCTTCAGCAGGCGGAACACTATTCTTTTCAGTACCCTCAGGAGAGAAATAGTCTGTAGTAAACCATGTCCCCCTGAATCTTGCTTCCAGTATATTGGATGTTACTATACCTGAGTCTATGATACGTTTATTATATCCCCTGGAATTGAGTAATCTGTGTGATACCTGGAAAGGTACATTCATATCCTGTAAGACAGCTACAATGTCCCTGACAACATCTTCCCGGGGCCTGGAGGGTGGTGGTGTTGAGGGAGATGAAGATCCTCCTGATCCCAGTGTCAGAAGAGCAGGAAGACTGCCTGTATATATATAATTTTCCACCTTCTGGCCCCCTTCAATGGGAGTGCCTCCGGCATCAACAGGAACTTTTACTATCTTGATAAAGGACTCTGAACCTCTTACCTCAGGATAGAAAGACACACCACCAAGATATAATACATTCTCAAGCATTTTCTTAGCTTTGAACATATCATCCTGGTTCCTGGCTTCAGCCAGTGCTGTCAGTCCCTTAATGAGATCCTTATATACGGGAGTATTCTGTTTTGTTACATCATTTATATCATACTCAGACAGATATCTTACCCTTACATTTACAGGACGGTACTTCCCTGCACCATCCGGAAGCATAAGGTAAAGATTGGCATTCCTTCCCTCAGTACTGAATCCTGCCAGTACCATACCACTTTTGTTGGGTACCAGCAGTGCTCCCTGTTTTACAACCCCGAATGCAGCATTTGAAGGATCCACATACGGGATATCAGACAGGTTTTTCTCTTCAATACCTGTAGGAACCCTTCCTACCATAATTTTAGATACAGAAATACTCTCTGATGATATATAGTCTCCTTTTCCTTTGTTATAGGATTCAATTATACGGTCTTCAAGCTCTGAAAGACCCTCATACCTGTCAGATATTTCCCTTGCAGGTAATGATCCCACTATCTGGTAGGATCCGTCATTATTCAGGACTGCCATAAATATGGTAGTACTGTTGAAATCAGGATTTTCTGCTGCTATCTCATTGAATTCCTCAGATATGAGAAAATGCACCCTGTCTCCTTTTTTCAGTTTTCCCTGATTTACATAGTCAAAGGCTCCTTTTCTTACCAGAAAATCATATAGTGGTTTATACTTTTTCCCTTCAATGGTATCTCCGAATGGTGTGAAATCTCCTATCCTCTGTCCGTTGATAGAAAACTCTGATATAGCAGGGGCATAATAGGATCCTTCCGGTAATCCATCTGTAGCAGAGGAACTGTTTTCATTATCCATGGATTCCTTTGAGGTCACTCCCACAGGCATTTCGGGCTCTTCTACTACCTCTTCCTCATGCCCGGCAGGATTGATATCTTCCTCAGTTACAGACATCCTGTCTTTTATGTCATTATTTTCCCTTTCCCTTCTCAGTGCCTCCTCTACAATAAAGGCGGCTTCAATATTATCATCATCCTCCAGGTCCTCCTTGTATGAAGTATTGTCAGGATCCAGTATCTCATCAGCAGTGGCTTCTGACTGAACCATCCTGTCGAATATAATCCGGGCCTTATTCCTTACATTCTCATCAGGAGATAAATTATCAATTATAGAGGATACATCTTCGGTAAGATTTTCCTTTTTATCCTTCTCTGTTATAACAGGATTTCCTTCCTTCCTGAGCTGTTTTTCCACCTCAGTCCTGATCTCCTCTGTAGAGGCATTACTAAGGGCTTCTTCAAGATCTGACGGAGTTTCTGCCTTACCAGCCTCTTCCATAACAGTCTCTGTATCCATCTGTTTTTTATCCTCTACGGCTTTCTCCTCCTCCTCAGACATCATTTTTCTAAGACTATCGGGGTCCTGGAGATAGGAATTATATTTAGCAAGGAAAGTATTACGGGCCTTAGCCATCTTTACCATATCATTGACATCCTCAAGAATACCTATGCTTGAAGGACCCGCAAGCTCTGCCATGGATAACAGGGACTCAGATATCTTATCATTCTCTGCCAGTGTTACCAGTGCTTCCATAGGAGACTTCGACGACAGCTCCTGTATATCATCATATGCTCCTGTATTTCCTGTACTCTTAGCTATTTCAGCTGCTGTAGACAATCCTGTCCTGAAAGAAGAGTACATTTCAGTAAATCTCTTTTCCCAGTCATCTATCCTGGTCATCATCCATGTAAGCTCTTTCAGCTCATCAGAACTAAACTCAGTACCAGCCTTTGTCATCAGGTCAGAAGCTATCTCTCTGTATGAATCTGCTTTCTTCCTTGTATCCTCTACTTCCTTCCGGACTGATTCCCTGATTTCTGAATCAGTCATATTCCTGTATCTTGAAGCATCGGTACCATCATCTGTTATTTCCCTTAATGATTCTATATCACTGTCACTGATAGTTCCTGCTTCTTCAAGTATATCATAAAAGTCCTGTATCCTCCCTGCATCTTCGAACATCATCACATCACTGATAAGCTGTGAATGTTCTGCATTCTTGAACTCAAAGGCATCTCCCTCTTCGGCTGCCCTGTCCATATCCCTCTGATACTTATTATGCCTTACCATTCCCTGGTAGTAATTCAGGAACTCCGGAGACTGTATCCTTTTATTCAAAGCATCTGCCACTTCCCTGTTTCTGCGGTTTTCTGCCTGCATCTCCCTGATATCCTCTCTTACACCACCCTCCAGGCCCGGACGGATTCCCCTTTCCGTAGTTCTTATTGTAGGGATACCAAGAGCGGCAGTCATAGCACCTATAAATCCCTCCTCATAGTTCTCCACATTACCATAGGTATCCAGAATAGCATCTCCCATAGCTTTTATAAATCCTACAGATTCTTCCTCAGATACAGGATCTATCTTAGCTCCGTAGAAAGAATTAAGCTCACTTCCGTATTTATATCCTGCTCCTCTGGATATAGCCGATTGCCCCATTTCTTCAAAAGGACCTTCTGCTATACTCTTCTGTAATGTACGGCCTACAGTCTCAGCAATACCTGCTTTATGAGGCTCGTATACCACTTTCCCGTCTATAACTTTTCTGGTAAGACCCGCCGTCTTTCTGGCTGCCTTATATCCTCCGGCATAGAATTTACCGAACTGCCACATGTCAGATAATGTGAGGAGGGGGATATTAAGAAGGAAATCAATATTACCCATCTTCAGCTTATCCTCCTGTATTTTAGCAAGGCCCCCATTATAGTCGAATCTTGCAGATGCCCTGCCTTCTATCAGGGCACTTCCCTGAGCAGTAGGAACAGGAACAAATCCACCATTACCATCATTTTCATATGTAAACAGGTCAGGCCTTTCGGACATAAGTCTGGCTGCTTCTTCCTGTTTTACATTATTATAAGCTTCAGTAAGGTTACGTATCTGTGTCTCTTCCCAGTCATTACTGTTCTGTATAGCCTCTATCCTGGCTTCTCCAAGAGCACCGGAAAATGCACCTGTAATCTTCAATACAGGACTGGCATATCTGAGTTTCTTAGCATCATTTGCCAGTGCCTCTGTGATCCTTACACCATTCAGAAATATATCTTTTCCTGACCTTGCTGCCGACAAAGCATCATTTACAGATTTAAATCCTTCTCCTGAGGCTGATACAGCCCCTTTGAAAGCATTTCTCACCTTGTTTAATCCTGATACTTTAGAAAGGACTCCGGCTCCTACACGACCTGAATATGCGGCTCCTACAGCAAATCCAAGATTCTTTATTACCTTATCTCCTATGAAATTGGCAGTAAAGATATTCTTATACCATGGGTCTTCAAGTTCCTTGTCTGTATAGTAATTCGGGAGGGCTTCCTCAGACCATTCATTGATACTGTTCATGACTCTGGAGAACTGGTTGTCCCATAATCCTGACCATCTTCCCTCAGAAGCTGCCGTACCTATACCCACAATGGTTCCCAGAATACCATCAAGGAAAGTGGTGCCTGCCAGTACTCCTGCCTTGGCAAGTCCAGATCCGAGCTGTACAATACCACTCTGTAACTCACCGCGGGTATTGCTAAGATTATCTAGTTGTGAAACAGTTTCTATTTCCTTGTCATACCTACTGTCTCCTACTCCTGTGAATCCTACAGAGACATCTATAGGCTCATTAATGTAAGTATTGAAAGTTCTCCTTCTGAAATTCCCGGACAAAGCCTCTGCTGTAAGAGGACTGCCTGATTGTACCAGTCTGCTATATTCTCCCTGTTCCCTGTCTACCCCTTTAAGTCCTTTAAGACCTCCTACTCCTATTTCAGAAGGATCCTGAATACCCATATCATTCAGATCCCCTCCTTCAGCAGCTATATTTACATCAGGTTTCCAGGTATTATTATCTGCTACTGTGTTTAACCAGTATAACAGGGCATCATCATTATAATATCTCATCTGCCTGTAGAAATTATCACCGTCCAGGTCATCCAATGCCTTTCTGAGTTCATTCCCATCTATTTTTTCTCCTGGTTTTTTCCTTAAATAATGCCTTATCTCCATTAACCTGCTGTGGATTTCACTTGGATCCTGTAAATATTCAATATCAGGCTGAGGATAGGAACTGCTTATAGCAGGGATATTAAGTACTCCGTAACTGGCGGGATCATATTTCCTGTCCGGCAATCTGCTGAACATATCTTCATGGAAATCACTATAGGCATGATTGAGTTCATGTACCCTCAACTGGTCACGGTCATAAGCATCAGGGGAAAATACTACATAGTTCTGATCCCTGAACAGTTTGTTTCCACTAATAGAATAAGCCCCTCCATGTCTTTCCAGCATATCATCAGGCTCTTCCTGTATATATGTTCTCTGGTGTTCATTTACAAATGTTCCCCTGTTCAATGACTCAGGTATACGCCCCATCAATGCAGTTACTCTGTCCAGGGTAGCCGGATTATTGTACCAGTCCAAAAGATATTTCCTTTCCTTCTCTGCATCAGCAGGAGTAAGATCCTTTCTCTCAGCAAAGGTAACATGATTCATCCCATCTCCCAGATTCATAAGACTATTCCATGGTCCGAACCCCCCGTAATGTGCCACATATTTACTGGTATCTATTTTTTTCTTGGATTTATCAGGCATAGTTATTAAGGATTAACAATTGCACTTAAATAAGATTCTTCTCCCGGAACAGGATCCTTAGCTCCCAAAGTGTTTCCCTGTATTTTTGAATAGCTGTTCAGCAAAGCATTCAACTGGCTGAATAGAGCCATTCTCCCTGCCATATAGGCACGGCTGTTATTATCTGCCCTCCTGGCCCTGATTTCATCAAGAATACCAGAAATATTCACTCCTGTAAGGGAATTATCGAATACAGTAGGATCCAGTGCAAAGGATTCTGTCTTTCCTTTCTTGTTCCTCCCTGTGATGATCAGGTTATCATTATAATCCAGGGCCAGGGTAGTGGAATCATTAAGGTATTCTTCCATGTCGGAGAATTTCTTAGGCTTACTGCCGACTTCCCTGTTCTTCGGGTCATATTCCCTAATGAGAGTAGTCTTACTGTCAGAATCTTTCAGGGCTGTCAGCCTGTCAGAAAGAGTCCTTACAAGGAATTTATTATCTGCCGGAGTATAAATATCATCAGCATATAACCTGGCTGAATTCCTTATTTCTCTGTTGATATAGTCCTCTATGACTTTAGGATCTTTTGACCTCGCCCTTTCACTCCACTTCTTAAGAGCCTCGTAATGGTCAGAATTAATGCTTCCCATAGAACCTACACGCATAGGACCTACCCCTATTATATCAGTCCCGGCAGGAATCTTATTCAGCTTGGAAGGATCCTTTACAGCTTCTTTTATAAGGTCAAGCTCCTTCTTCATTCTTGATGTGCTCTCCTCAATCTCCACCTTTGCCAGAGGCCTTCTGGAAAATGGCAATTGCGGGATATCAGGTTCCTGTGGTCCTTCTAATCTCTGCTTCATATCCAGATCCCACATTCTGTTCTGTAATTGTTTCCTGTCTTCACTTCCTATAGCTGACCACAATCCCTGGCCCGCGTATCTTCTTACTTCCTCCAGAGCCTGAGGAGACCCCCAGTCCATTACACCACTTGAAACAACAGCATCTTCCATAATCTTATTCAGAATAGGGGAAGCTCCCTCAGACTGCGATAATACAGCAAGCACATCACTATCCCGGAATCCTGTGTTCCTGAGCAGTTCATAATACTGTCCTCCCAGAATGCTCTTCCACTGCGCAGGGTTTTCCCTTACCTGCCTTGTCAGATTCTTGGCAGCTGAGGATACCTGTTCCATAATATCCTTGCCACTGAGGCTCCTGTATTGTAGTGAAGGATTTGATACCAGTTCATCAAGAGAAGCCATAGACATATCCCTGTCAAATATGGCAGAAGGATTTTTCATCCTGTACTCTCTTTGTTCTTTACCTAACTCTTCCCTTCTCTTATAAGCATTTTCTATAGGTACTATCTCACTGGCATATCTGGCTCTCATATTATTAAGAGCTCTTGCAGTAGATGGGGTAAGGCCCTGTGATGCAAGCATTCCGGCTTTTTCCCTCAGATCCTGTGAATACTTCATATAGGTGTTGTATGCTACAGGATCAGTCTGTTGGTTAGCCAGCCCTTCCCATACACTGGCTTTTGTGTCCAGTTCCCCGTAAGCATTCTCTACAGCCTGGTGAGACTGTGTGGCTTGCTGTACGGGGGCCAGGAGGTCTGAATAATTAAATGGTTTGAAAGTACTTCCTATTACTACAGCCATAATGTTATATATTTAAGAACCCTCCATGAGACTTTTTCCTGGCTCTGGCCCGGGCTTGTTTCCTTACTGATTCTTTCTGATCCTCATCCAGATCATCCATTCCCTTATATCTTATCTTACCTGAACTGTCAATGGTATAGTAGTTCGCCGGATTGAAATTTACCATATTCCTGCTGAATGATTCCCTGCCTATCTCACCGAGGTTATCAAAGAATCTGGTCAGATTAGCTGATCTGGCAGCATCTGTATTATTCCTTTCAGCTTCCCTCATCTGGGCTGCTGCCATGGCTGCCTTCAATCCAAGCTCAGCATTAAAAGAGTCAGCTTTAAGCTTACCCTCTGAATTAAACTGGTTAGTACCACGGTTGAAAGCTTCGACCCTCTCCCTCTGCCCTAAATTATATTCTTCTGCCTGCCTTGCAAGCTGCCCCATGGCATTACCATAATTATAGTCAGCTGCCAGTAATCCGGCTAAAGCTGTGGATCTGTTTCCTGCTGACTGGTTCACAATAGCCCTTCTTGTAGCTCCTGCCTGTGATCCCAGCTTATTCAGATAATAATTTCTGTCAAGAGGAGTATATGCCAGATAGTTTCCTACAGGATCAAAATTTACATTCCTGACAGCCCTTTCTATCCTGTCAGCATTACTGTAATCAGGACCATTGTTCATGAATGCTCCTATAGCAGATCCTAATGCAGGAGCATACCTCAGGATACTGGAATCTATTCCCAGTGTCCAGTCTCTGTCAGGTAATCCTCCCTGTCTGCCTGACGGGGAAATGTAAGCATCTGTTTCTGTATTCATAGGCATGAGGTTGTACTCAAAATCACCATTGTTAATACCACTCTCCCGGCCCATTACAGTCATTAGTCCGGGATCTTCCCTTCTTACAGGAGACTTCTTCCTTACAGTTTTTGATACAGGAACATTTCCGGCAGTAACAGAACCTGATGTTACAGGAGAAGGTGTTACTACAGGTGAGATATCAATACTCTTCCAGCTCCTGAAAGGAATATCAGATCCTGTTACAGGAAACTCAGACGGAGAAGAAATATCAATACTCTTCCATGATCCGGAAGATACAGGAACATCATTCCTTCTCAGTACAGTAAGACTGTCGGGAGGGCCAATATTAATACTCTTCCAGCTTGCGGCAGGGGGATAATCCATAAATCCTCCCGTAGCAAAGGTGTTACCTGTATCAGAAGATTTAAGACCTTCCTGTAGCACCATAAGCTTTGTCATACCGTCTTTCAGCGATCTTCTTGAAATAGGATCGAAGGGATTCTCAGAAGGTTCCCTTGCTATAAACTTAGCAGCCTGTGAAAATGTCTTTCCGTCGAGGGATAAAGGTAATCCGGCTGATTTGAGCATATCCTTATCCAGATACAGCCTGTTACTGAATATATAGTCCTTATACCTGGACTCACCCTCCTCAACAAGATTAGGAGTACCTTCATTATCCATGCCCTGTGGTATTCCTCCCAGCGGGGACTCCTCATGGGTTCCTCCGGTATTAAATTCAGTAAATTCATCAGGATAGAATAAATATCCGCCATACCCATGCTTATGGGCAAAGTTCCTTGCAAAATTGGCTTTCTTCCTCATTGCCGCCGAATATCTCCCCTTGGGGGCAGATAATATCTTTCTGGCAGCTTCCTGCACTCCCATACCCATTCTTGATGCCTGTGCCCTGAATGTACCTCTCTTAGAAGGATCTATTTTTATCCCTCCCCCGGACCTGTAAAGGTTAAGAGGACCTCCATAAGCAGAATAATTACCCATAACATCCAGGTCCTGCTCTATATCTATCATATCTGCTCTGTTTATTAAGTCATTGACAGCAAATTGATTTGCCCTGTCAATCTGTTTATTTATACGTCTGGCTTTTCTTTTAGCCTTTCTCTTGCCGAATATATTACTTATACCACCTATTAAGGCTCCGGCAGCTGCACCTATAGCCGTTCCTATACCCGGAACAATACTTCCGACAGCTGCCCCTCCTGCTGTAGTACCAGCAATACCACCTGTTCCTCCTGATTTACCACGTACATCCCTCCATGATACATGTTCCTGAGGCTCAAGTAAAGACCATTCATCAGCCAGTGCATCATATCCGGTACTTTCTGATCCTGAAAACTGATCTGAAATACCACTGTAGGTACTACTAAGATCTCCGGTATTCTGAACATTGGAAGCTATTCCTGATGCAAGTCCTGCTAATCCTCCTACAGCTCCTGATATGGCATTTGCCCCTGATCCAAATCCTGAGAGCTGGAATGTAACAGGGCCGGGAGAGGCAGTATTCATTGGAGCAAGGGAATAGTTGAGACCTGGAGACTGAACACCTGTATATACAGGACCAGCTCCCTGAACCACTCCTCCATAAGGAAATTTATTTCCCCTCGTATTGAAGTATTCAAGAATAGGGTTCTTTCTCTTATTTCTAGCCATAAAGAAATTATTTATATGTATCTTATTACAAATGTCATATAAATACCTGAAAAACCAAATATAGGATAGTAAAAAAGTTACAGCAGACAAATAAATTACTTGCCTGCTGGTTACTTATAATGTATAATGTAAGGTAAGATCGTGTAATACAGTACTATACTCATTAGCTTTGTTCTTTGACAGTCTAATGTTGAGCCATGTATTTCTTAACCTTCCGAGAGGATTATTGTCCTCCCTGGGAATATTAGCCCTCCATACCCGGTACAGCCTCTTCAATGTGGAAGGCCTGCCTTTTTCAAAGATAAGTGAAGAAGTACCTCTCTGATATTCATTCCAGCATTCAATAGTATCAAAGGTATCTTCTGTAAGATTTCCTTCCTGTGTAAAGCTGTCGGCCCTGAAATCAAGAGTGTCGAATACCTTATCATATATCATATCAGGGCAGGCAATGATGTGTGTGTAAAAGGGCTTATATGAGCCGTAGAAATGGCATGGAAGACCACTATGCTGTTTCCACAAGCCTGCATTACCGGAAGCATCTACAGAATAGAAATCCCCTGATATATTAAACATATGAGGAACACCGTTGTAACTGTAGAAGGACATGAATTGCCCTAACAGCTGGGAATAGCACAATGACCAGTCCTTGTTATTAAAGTATATATCCCCGTTAGCTTTGTCATAATGTGATGTAAACACCTCAGTAAGAGGCTTATCATACTCATCAGGCATAATATTGTTTGCGCACCATGATTTGAATCCCAAATGATCAGACAAGTCATTGAACTGCCCATTATACAGGTATATGGAAGTAGAATTATTATCCATAAAATATAGCCCCATATTAGTCTCTGTGATAGAAAACTTATTTACAGTTCCTATATGTCTGGATAAATATACTTTCCCGTCTACTTTCCCACTATTGGCTATTTCAATAGGAACCTGGTCGGAAGTACCTACCTGTACCCTGGAATTGAAAAGTACCTTAGCTATACCATTATCCTGAAATGACAGAATGTCATTATTGTAGAATTTCAAAGCCCTGACAGGTCCTAACCCTCCGTCCATGTCCAGTACAGAAGTCATACTTACGGAGGACCACGTATCTATATCCTCCCCATATGTCTTTGTCCTTGACCATGTTATGGTACTTGGAAAGTAATCTGTCTTTAACAGGTCACTGCTGAGATATGAAGGAAGAAAATAATCATCCTTCTGTGAATATACAGGGTTATACAGATTGAATATAGAAGGAGTTGTCGACATATTTACAGGTAATCCCCTGTTCCTGTCATACCTGCCGTCTATATTTACACGGGTCATACACAGGAATGAGGCTATTTCTATATTCTGGTTAAGGTCATCACTGGTAAATGGATATGTTCTCAGGTGATCATATCTCTGTACGAATGTATCCCCTCTTGTATACTCTACATTCACGCTGCCCTCGCCATCCATATATACTGTAGGACCAGCTGTCAGCCATCTGTTAGCCTGAAGAGCAGCCTCATCATATCCTCCGAAATCAGGAGTTCCTGGTCTGTATAATTCTGCCATTACCACTGATACAGATGAGGTATCAGGTACTATTTCCTTGAGGGAAATATTGTTTACCCATCCATCAGTTTCATCAGGACTTAAAGACTCCATATTGCCAGTACTGTAAAACTTTTCTCCCTTATTCCATGACGGCAATACTACCTGCATATCTTTCTGCAATGAGGAAGATAAAGACCCTGTAATACCTAATGTAACTACTATATGAGGAGATGTTTTATAAGTCATCCTGATGCCATCCGTAATCTTTACATGCTGAAGTGAATCATCGGACCTGTTCTGATAGGAATCAGAAGGAACCTTGGAGGATCCTATAATACGCCTTTCGAAGCTATGGAAATCATCATCTACTATAGGCCCGTGGCCTGCTGAGTCAGAGGAATAGTTCAATCCGGTCCTTACTACATAGGTAAGAAAATATCCGGGAACTTTATAATTTGAATCATTATCCCACTCAAATCCATATTCTCCCATTACATACGGATGATATGGAGGAGGAGGAACCATGGTATCTATATTACCATAATAAGTGATTATATCCCCTGTTTCCCTGGATAGCCTTACAGCTGTTACCTCATTGCTGTTAAACAGCTTTATATCAGAGGTTCTCAGGTTTCTTAAAGGAGCCTCCATATAAGTTACCCTATTGGAGTAGAATAATTGTGTAAATATCTTCTTATTCAGTATCCCGAATCCCTGGGAGTCATTATCAAGCCCCTTACTATTATTCAATGACCCGGCTCTGTGCCACATGTATAAGGGAAATAGAGCGTCATCATCTTCAAAAGCACTTGAATTGGTACCTACAGAAAACTTATCCACATACATAGGCCAGTTTACAAATGGGGTGGCTATGCCATTCAGGTATGAAGATTCCTTTGGAGGAACCTTCCTGAATCCTCCTGTAGGCCTATAGGCAGCTTTACTGAGGGTAATAATATAATCAGGAACAGCAGCTGTAAAGGTTGCTATACCTACTACCCTGAGCTGTGTATTCGACAAATCTAGTGCCTGTACCCTGTCATCAAATGTAATGTCAGGAGATTCCAGAGTAAGAATAGTATTGTCTATAAAATATTTGTTGGTATTCAGATTCCTAAGATTATCCGCCTTATCTTTATTCACAATAGGCTCTACGTACCATATATCAGACTGTATCTCTCCGAGATAGCCTACATTACCGTGAGTGTCAGCAGACGGATAAATTATATCATATGGAAGAGGATCATTTTTCAGGAACCTCATCTTCCATCCTGCCTGTGCATACGGAGATCCTCCGCTTATTCTGTTTCCCAGATTAAATACCGTGGGCTGAAGAATCCCCTGGCATACTACCCTTCTTGTATTCTGGTCAGGAAATACCACCACCCCCTGGGCCCTTACGTATCCCAGTGCACGCAGTTCCTTCTGTACATTTACCGGAATTGTAATATACGGCATCTTACATGAGATGCTGACAATACCACCGGATGAGGTGATTTCAGGCCTGTAATTCATATACCAGTCCCTGATATATACTATCTCCGAAAATCTTCCTGATTCATGCTGGAATCTTACACCAATCCTATAGTATTCGGATCCCATGAATGTGGTTATATCATCCAGGGACCAGGAGAGGGATGATTTATAGGCATATCCTGTGGCAGACCCATCATCCTGAACAGGAAGTTCCTTGTCCTTGTAAGACATCTGGAATCCACGGGAAGCAAATTTTATACTGTCAGGAATAACAGAAGTATTCAGTTTCAGGTTACCAAGGAACAGGGTATTGTCCTTATATGTAATAGCTCCGGCTATGATATCTTCACCCCCTACATATAACAGCTCTGTAGGGTCTATGGAAACTCCTGTGTTGGTGTCTGTGACAGACACTCCGTCAGAATCAGCAGATACTGTGAATTTTGTCCCCGATGCCTGTCCTGTGATAGTCAGAATGCTGTTATGATTGTCAGTCTTCAGGAATAACAGCTCGTCACTGCCTACTCTTACAGAATCTACCTGTCCTGTTTCAGCAGAATACAGTGACCTGTAAAAGGTTATATACTCTCCGGCACGTACATTGAAATAAGACGGTCCTAATGGAAGAGAAGTCTGATCTCCTCCCATTTCCTTATATGAAAAGGATCCTGTAGGTGAAGTAAACTGTATAGATTCAACTTCTATTCCTTTAGACAAATCAGAATAGTTGGTAATATCAATATCTCCTACAATCTTAACCACAGGAGTACCTTCTTCACTTGTTCTCAGAATACTATATACACGTATATGATCAAAATTCGTGTCTATATTTTTTATATTTATTCTGAAAGAAGTACCGTAACTCTCCTCAGGAGAAAGGCCCCTGTTATCCCCGCTTATATAAAACAACGGGGATGTGTAAAATATATTGGACTGTTGTCCGTACTTATTGAAATAGGTAGCTGCATACTGTACCACACCGGATGGAAATATTCCTGTACCCACAGATTTTGTAACACTGCATTCCTCCTTTAACTGTAAAGGCAGTACAGAATCAAATGAAATGTCCGACCATAATGCCCTGTGCTCCTCATCTGCTACTATATTTACAGATCTGAGCTGGTGAATACCATCTATCCAGTAAACTTTCTGTATATTCTCTGTTTCTACAATACCAAGACATTCAATAGGATGTGATCTGTCAAATCCAAGATCACCACTATACAAAAGCAGGCTTTCAAAAGATTCTGAATCACCGACATTCAATCTGTAAATACGGCTTACATTTCCTGATACAGTGAAGAGTACGAGGTATTTTCCCAAAACACATCTTCCTATACACTCTCCTTCAATACTATCTCCGGATATGCTGACTCTCGTATTACCCTTTTCATTTGTAACAGAAAGAAGTGTATTACTGTTCAGAACGGTAATACGGAGATTCATATTCTCATAAGCCAGCTCAGGACTGAACTTAGACAGTGACAAGTCCCTGTTCATCCCTTTTATTATAAATTCCTGTGACTTCCTCATAATCAATGTATTTTTATAACTTCCCCATCAGCCGTCCTCCTGAAACCATTCTGGAACTCATGAGTCTTCATTACAAGAGTATTAAGGGAATTTAGCAGCCTTTCTGCCTTGCCAAGGGAATTCATCTTCATAGATGTCTGATATTTACCTACATACCATGCATATTCCTGCTCAGCACGGTTCAATGACTGTACAGGTAGTTTCCCAAGATCTGCCATAATTGAGAATACCCTCACCTTCACATACCATTCCATAGCCATAAGGAAATTCTGATTGTCAGGGATAAGTGGAATACCATCACTATCTACAGGGATAGCCTTATATGATAATGTTACCTTTCCCTTCTCAAAAGAGAAATAAATCAGGTTTCCCTGAATCCTGTACGAGTTACCCAGAAAACTACTCTTTGATGGATGCTCATGAAGCTTATGCCTCTTAGGATCTGTGAAATAACTGTCCGAAGACTCTACCATAGACAATCCCTTTTCAGGCATTACCTGTATGATACTTTCAAAATCACATGGTAATTCAGCCACATAATCCTTTACCTCAAGCTCTGCTATTTTATTCTCATAGCTCTCCGGGACCCCTGTGATTCCTATGAATTCAATGACATAACTCAATATAGTCTCCTCAGGAACATCTGCTATCAGTGGATGCCTCCTGAGCCTGTCTATGAGGGTGTATATGCTTGTGTTCTTCTCCGCCATGTCTTATCTAGTTTTATATATCTTTTTCCTTCATTATATACCAGATGATATATTCTTATGAACAGATCCTGTGACAGATGGAATACTGTATAATCAGAGTATGGATACCTCCCCGGCCTCCATGCCACTCCCAGACGTATGGCATTCTCATCCCTTACCACTATCCCACCATCAGCAGCCGAAGGGTCTTCCTTCCATAACTTCTTGGTTTTAACCCAACTTACATAAGGCAGTATAAGATCTCCCCTCTTCGAATAATGAGGAATAATCCTGTCTCCCGTATGTACACACAAGGTACCAAGATCATTAGGTAATATCAGATATCCTGTCTCACACAACTCCTCTACCATCTTGTCTATAAGAAATGACAATATCCTCCTGTATACAGTCTCTGAAAGCCTGTAAAATACTCTGTTCTTCCTCTTAAAAGCTTCCTTCCTGTATGTAAGATACATGTCCTCAGCTCCTATACAATAATTAGGAACATCTGATCTCAGCTTAGTCCACTGTCTCATTTCTTACTTTCATATTTACTTCCGACAAGTCATCGGAAGCATTATTCATTTTATCCTCAGGATTATACACCCCTTTAGCCAACTCATTGACACACAGACTTATTACCTGAGGAACAAGGTCTTCCTGTAATCTCAGATCCCTATCCATAATGTCACATGGTTCAGGGTTACACCCACACTCATCGGCACCACAGCTGAATCTTGCTGCTTCTATAGGATTCTCAAATACAGATGAGAACTTCACAGATGACAGGTACCTGAATTGAGGATTGGCTGATTTTATATACAGATAATGATCCCTGGATAATGTTGCATACAGGTATCTTGATGTCCATTTGTTATTCCCTACATACTTGAATCTTCCCTCATTGACAAAAGCTATCTCCTTCTCTACCATAAGGTCCGGTACTACCTTGGTAAGGCTGTATATGCCGGACAGGTCCAGGAGATGGGGTATTGTATCAAGGCTGCGGAGATAAGTACCACTCCCGCAAACATCACCACCGAATGTACCCAGTGTAAGACACAGAGTATTGAAATTAGACAATGGAATTGTCCTTCGAAGATCAGAATACCTCTGCTTGAGAAGAAGAGCTCTGTATTTATTTATCAGGAAGATAACATGATCCTGTGTATAGTAGGCATCATCACTTTCCAGTTTCAGTTCATCAAGAACCATATATACTATTTCCCTGTATGTAGACATATCTATACATTTTGAATATAAATCTTTATAACAACAGAATTATCCTGTTTTCCGGCATCATAGAATCCTGATAAGTCAAGATCCCATTCCATTACCTTTCCAGGCTCATAGGCTCCCTTAAAACCTTCCAGAGGCTCTGTAACAGTATTATCCTGTGCAATATAACATCCTGTTATCCTGAATCCTGTGATTCCCTGATTTTCAATACTAAGCTTTAATGTATCTGAAAAATCATAATATCCAAGGATAATATTTTCGGCATTATTAAATCCTGAAACAGCCAGTGAAGAATTCCCGATTCCTATTTTCACATCACAGGATATAGCATCTCCTGTATCTTTATCTGTCTTCACCACCGTAATCATAATACACCCACTCTCCTGGCCCCTTTCCATTGCCCTCATAAGAGAGATACCGGAAGTACCTGAAACCCCATACAGTACTCCGTTTTTTACAATAGCAGCATCAGACAGGGAATATAAAGTCCCTGACTTTACTATCTTTCCGTCCTGAAATGGATACAAGGATGATTTTGTTATCTTTATTTCTGACTGTGTAGGCATACGCTATACTAATAAAGGTATAAAAAAGGATACTAGCATATAATAACTGGAACTATCTGATGTTCCCTCAATATGCAGTACTGCTTTAGGACTGGAAAATACATACCAAGAATTTATAATAGCAGGAATATCTCCTTTTAAAGATATCAAAGCACAGTTAAAAGAATCATATATGTCATTTCTAGATACTCCGGACGCAAGAGTAAAGTCTATATGTATTCTACGCTGGTTGACAGCAACTACACTAGCTTCAGACAGATAGTCATTATTCAGGTGTATAATAGTTTGATAAACATCCCCCGCTGAACTAAGGCTAACATATCCACAAGCTATGTATGGTTTTGATGGAGTAACCCCACTACCTCCACTCCCTGATCCAGGCACAATATATACAGTACCGTCCTGTACTCCTGATACACTATCAGGAAATGAATCCACTACATTAACTCCAGGAAGGGTTACAGCAGGAGGTATAGCAGGCTTACCCTCAAGATCATTATACTGTCCTGAAGTAGCTACAGTAGCGAGATTAGGCTTATTAAGGATCTGTGCTACTCCTGACGTAGCATTCCAGTCCGCATTAACCTGATCAGGAATCTCAGGAGCAGAAGGCTTATCTGTAAGATCATTGTAGCTACCTGATGTAGCTACTGGGGCCAGGTTCGGCTTATTTAAAATCCGGGCTATACCGGAAGAAGCATTCCAATCAGAGTTTACCTGAGGAGCAGGAATGCTAGGTTTATTATTGAGATCATTATAATTACCACTGGTAGCTACTGCTGCCAGAGAAGGCTTGTTCTTTATAAAAGCACCAGAATCAGCGGCACTCTCATTCCAGTCAGACTGTACATTTACCTGTGCTCCTTCTTCTATCCCTTCAAGCTTGGTGAAGTCCTCGGCTGTTATTAATCCGGGATATTGTTCAGAAGCTATAGGCAGGTCAAGTACACTTGTCTGAACAGCCCCGGTACTAAGATTCCTGAGATTTACCGTAAATCTGGCTCCCTCAAGCAAAACAGAGGTCACTACATAGTTATCAAGATTTGCAAGAGAAGATTCAAGGACAGATACTCTGTTCTGAAGTTCAGATATATCCTGTGACAGAGTGCCTGATCCTCCTGTAAGCTCTGCTATGTCAGCCCTGATATCATCTAAAGCATCGTGTATATTCCTGTCCTCATCTTCAAGATTTTCTATTCGTCCGGAGTGGTCCTGGAGAGTGGTATTAATATTGGAGATTCTGGTATCTACAGAATTAGACAATTCTGTTATCCTTGTGGAAAGATTATTTATCTGGGTCTGTAGATTAGTGGTCAGGGACATTATATTGTCTATCCTGTTATTTATACCAGCTACTATATCACCCCAGTTTCCTATACTTGTGTCAGTAGCAGCGAGAGCATCCCATAACAGGTTAATACTGTTCAGATTGTCAGCTATGTTAATCCTGTTGGTGTCTATCTCCTTACTGTTATTCTGTATCAGTAACAGCTGCTCATGGAATTTGGCCGGAATCTCAATATCCATCCTGTATTCCAGAGTAGATACCCTGACAGTAAGGCCTGACAGATCACTGACTGCCTTATCAACAATCTCTTTCAGATCACTGAGATCCTTAATAACCTTCTGGTCAGATTCGTCATTTTTCTTGAGGAGACCAAGAAGATATTCAAGTATACAGCCTATCCTGCATAGCACAGAAGCTGTACAGGATTGTGTTTTCTTTATCTGATCTATAACCTTTAATACTGAGATTACATCCATGGTTCATTAATTAAAGCTATTACAAAGATAAATTTTTATGTCACAATATATTCATTTCCTTCGAACACATAGGTATAGGATTCATATGAATACGAATCTACAGGAGTCTTAACACCTGCATCCTGGGTATACTGCATTACTTTTATAGTATGTCCGTTCATATCATCAGACAGACGTATTGAATCTTCAAAGGTGTCACTTGGGCTGGTCATAACTGCTTGCCCAACCCAATTATATCCACTACTGGTTATATCTATAATGGCTATATTGACAAGAGTCTCGATCATCCTGTCAAACCGGATATTATATGTCAGGAGATCCTCCGATCTTGAAAATGACACTTTACCTGTATTCGTAAGCAAAGTCTCAGGAGATTCAAGGACTGTAACCGACTCTACATTCATGTAGTATCTGTTTACTCCATCAGAATAATTGCTGTCCTGACCATTAAATCGTATGTAATATTGCGTGTTCCTGGGAATAAGATTCAGATTTATTCTCATACTCCGGGAAGGATCACTTTCCTCAGGATCAGGCATAGTCCCCTCAGCAATAAGAGTTCCAGGTTTATCTGTACTGTACAAACCTATAGTAAATGGAGTAAGGACAGAAGCCGTGGACCTGAACAGGAGCACTCCATCATCATAAAGGATCTCCCTGTATATCATAACAGGGATAAGATCTACTGTAAGTACCTGTTCAGGATTAATCAGATAATACCTGTATATGTGGTCAGTGAATACACCTACTATCTCAGGATCCCCAATACCTACTATTGAAGCTCTGATGGTATGCCCGTTCCTGCCTGAAGAATGATTAGACAGAGTACTTATATTTTGCTGACCTGCTTCAGCGACCAGACTATACAGATACTCCTCATCATTAGTCATATCATAAAGCTGCATGACAATTCTGGAAGCAACAGGATACTGGAATCTTACTTCAAATCCTATCTCTCCATTAGCTGCCCATATCCTGACTGTTCCAGGATTATCCATGATAGATGCATAAGGTACATAGTAATCATTACCATGGCATACACCGAACTTCTCCATTTGCATAGGAACATATGAATTCCCGTCAGCTACCTTATTGTCTATCAATGAATGGTAACTGGTTCCGTCAGAAACTGATATGTCTTTACACTTTATAATCATTCGGTGTCTGTTTTAATCCATATAATACCTTCTGATTTCTCCTCAGGTTCATCAGGGGATTTAATAACTTTTACCCCCCCCCTATAGTACCGTCTTCTATCTGTTTCAAAATATTCTCAACCTTGGAATTGAGAGTATTGTAGTTCTCTGTCAGGTTAGTAATATCATTTCTGATACCAGGGATAATAACATCAAGGATGTTTCTTATCATCTGATAGAGTTCTTCATCTCTCTGTTCAAGGCTATCCAGCTTGTTGTATATCTGGGTAATCTTGTTTTCCAGATCCTTTAGCTTATCCTTAAGGGCTTCATCCAGCATTCCGTCCAGAAGTTCCTCAATAAGCTTTTTAAGCTCTTCCAGCTCATTTATATCCGTATCCTGACACCTGCTGTTATGTTTGTCGAAGGTGTGATCAAATTCAGTATTGAACAGGCCGGAATTATTACAGTTACATCCCATATCCTTGTATTAAATATTTTGTAATTCTATGTTTATACGTCTCCAGAAATTCTCATCTTCTGTTACTCTTTCTATACTGTCCTGCGTAATCCTGGGATCAATATCCCTTCCGGTACATTCCCCTCCTGTTCCAGGGAATGGCAGGAAACATGATTTCCCTATCATACACATCATGACATTATATATCCTTTTTCTGTTACACTCATCAGCCCAGCACAACATCTCATTAAGGGCACACAGGGCTATAAGCTTCCTTACTTCACTGTAAGGAGCAGAACCCTTCACTGACAAACTTTTATAGTAAGCCAGTATCCCTCTCAGTATTATTATTGAAACCTGATTATCCATTACATCCGCATGGTTTTGAGATTAACAGATTATCTCCGCAATCACTCTTTTCTACATTGAACATTCCCCACAGATAATTAGCATAGGCATAATTACATGTGGTAAGAGCAAGCTTCACTCCTGTCATTCTAAGATATGAATCTGTGAATTCCATCGGAATGTCACATTTCTTCTCCATCTCCGGAAGAAACCTCAGCAATCTCTTATAGAAGGACTCAAAATCAGCCACCACTTTCAGAGTAGTATTATCATCTGCCCCGCATGGTGTGTCAGAGCCTGGTACTCCACGTGCTATAGCATATATGTACAGGATTTTTCTGTATATACCCCCGGCTATCATAGAAGCAGGAATATCTATATGGTAGAATTTCAGATCCTCCTTTACTGTTGCTGTATATACCGGATTCTCGCCAGGGCCTTGAGGTGAGAAAGTGTTATTATTGTCGATGATAATCTTGTCTATAAAAACATCTTTATAGTAGGAATCACCCTTTATCTTTACACTTATTCTCAGGGTCCCTGTATCCTTACACAGATAGGCACTTATTATATCTATCATGGCAGTATTAATATTTTAGTTGTGGTAAATATACGAAAAAAAGGGATACTCATAGTATCCCTTTTATTAAACCAGTTATAGACTGTTACTTATCCTGGTTAGCAGGTACCTCCTCAACTGTAGATACTGCCTCGTTCGACCTTGCAGCCATTTTCTGTGCAGGAGCAACAAGAGCTTCCACAGTAGTTTCACCTGTAGCAGTGTTGATGGCGGTGATCAAAGAATTTGCCAGTACGATCTTGGCAGCAGCAGTATCACCTTCTGCCGGAACTACAAAGGTAATGTCCTTTTCAGAAGCCTGATTGTCCACGCCTTCTCCCTGGAAGAAATGGTGCATATCCACTACATTATATTCTTTCGACGGGTCTACCAGATACTGGGTATGGATAACATACGGCCATCTCATGTTACGGTAGAAATCACCTCTTTCACCCATGCAGAAGTATTCCAGATCAGCCATTTTATGACCATCATTTACAAAGGTGTCAGATGCTACCTTCTTCACAATTCCCCAGTGAGAAGACTCTCCGTCTTCTGCTGTCACAATGGCAGTGTCTATCTGTGCATAAATAGGATCTGAAGACCTTGTTCCCAGTACCCACGGCTGCTCTACTTCCTGGATAATAATCTTGGTAGGAGTAGAATCATTGTCCAGCTTAAAGGTGAAATATTCGATCTCACTGTTTTTAAAGGCCTGTTTCAGACTAGCCAGCATAGCCTTATAGAAATCGGAGGTAGACATGCCTGTGGTAGCATATACATACCCGTATTTGTTGATGTAGCTTTCAGGAGTCATTGCCCCGTATTCACGGAGAGTAAACCTCAGGATGTATTCCTGCTTCCCGATTACATCACCATCATTCAACTGGTCATTCAGGGATACCTCCCATTTTTGCAATCCCCTGCGGAGATCTGCATATGTAGATCCTTTAGACCATCTGATATTCTTTACTTTGATCAGGTCAGTACGGGTAATCCCTCCTGCACCCAGATATACTCCGAAGATTTCCCCTTCCGGAGTAGATTTGAACTGAATAGTACCTACCTTGGCATCCTGAGCAGTAGGATTACCTACAGCATTCACCACATATAGGTTACGGTTCTGGTTGGTAGAAAAAGTTGCCATAATATAACTTCTTTATTGTTTTTGAAATTTGTAAGCTTCTGAGGCTATCCTGACAGCCCTTTCAAGGATAACCCTGTGTATCAGCGGATGTAATTTACACTCTGTTTCCTCCGACACACCATCAACAGAACATCCCAGGCTGTCAAGATTTACCAGAACAATAGGAGAAGGCTGTACCAGATACCTGATCAGGTAAGAATGGACAGGATATTTGGACAGAAGCTCATTGATATTATTTCCAAGGCTCAGCCTTAGTACCCTCCTGTTACTCATCCCCCTGAAAGGATTTTCCATTATCCTCCCCACCTTGTCATGGGTGGTAGGGATAACATCCACATAGGAACCATACCCGCACATAGCATCTTCAGTAAACTTTACTGATTCTTTCACTATATACCATACATCCTGCGGGATCTTGTACAGATATGAAGAAGATCCTATAGTTTCTACTATATCGGAAATATACTCAGGATCATATTCTTCTGTCAGTACTTCTGTCCTTACAAGGGAACTGAGGCTTCTTGTCACCTCCTCACTTCTCTCAAATGAATCCCTGAATGCATTCTTCCCCGAATAATACTCTTTTACTACCACCTCCTGGCCCTCTGTCAGAAACAATGATATCTCATATTCATTGAGGGGAGGAGCCTGGTTGCTCATAGCATTATTGTATAACAGATTGAATTCATTCAGAAATTCAGTATTGTTCATAGCATTATCTGTTTAATTTGGCCTCGATAGAAAACTTGATCTCCTGATGCCTCGGAGCATTCAGGAACTTGGCAGCATTGCTGAGGATAGGCTCCTGCCCTTCCTCACAGAGAGGAGAATTATCACTGGCGAGATAATAATACTCCCCGGATCTTGAAATAATTCTCTCTTTTACAGCATCATAGATGAGTATTTTGGTATTCATATACGGATCTTCCACTATGCTGAGAAACAGGTTAGGATTCATTTGCATCAGAGATTCAGCCACAGGGAGAAGCTCATTAGGCTCTCCTGAGATCTTACGGCCGTCCATTACCCTGATAGCATATGCAAGCTTAGACTTATCATCTCTGATAGCTCCAAGAGCCATATATGCCCTCATATTGACGTTGGTAGAAGTATAACTCTTCTTGATCTCCTCATTTTCCTGTACGATGACATACATATATGATGCTTTGAAACACTGATCCAGATCTTCCAGTGAAGGACAGATCGTATCCTTATTTGCAAGCAATACCTTGTAGTCAATATACTGGCTCGGAACTGAAAGATCAAGGATATTATCCTCCTTATGAAGGATTACCTCATAGTTTTCCCAGAAATTGTCCTGCTTTTTATAGACTGACAATGCATTAGGATCCAGTCCCATAGCTTCTTCAAGGAAAGCTTTTTCGGAATTAGTAAGGACATTTACCAGCTGACCTTTCCGGTCCATAGGGACCGTAAAAACCCTTTTTGACGTAGGGGCCATATTTCCGGCATATTCATGCTTTGGATTAGTAAACATCCCTGATTCCTTAGGAATGAGGCGTACAAACACCCTCTTATTGGTAAGGCATGAGATGATAGGCTCTTCCTTTGTTGAACCTCCTTCTCTCCGGGGCCCGGAGGGTCTGATTTCATTACCTTTCTGAGTCTGCGGTGCAGAAACAGAATCAGTTGAAGGAATGTCCATTGCTATAGGAAGATCATCATCTGTTACTATACGTGATGCCATATCAGTTGTACTCTCTTCTGCCATTGTTGTATTTTCTGTAGGTTTATTCTTTGTGTTTGCCATATTTAAGTTCTCCTTTTAAGAAACAGGGAGATATACTCCCTGTATGTTATGATAAAATGTCCGGAATCAGTGACATTGTCCTGGTAGCATCGAGGATGAATACTCCTCCGGTCCACATCCTGTGGATAACAGCAGCATCTTCACTGAAAGACATGTTCGGGTTGAATTTTGCTCCTGTATAAGGATTCCTCATACCCCATTCATATCCGCGGTATTCAGTGTCACCATCAATAGTAGCCAACTGAATATTCGGCTGATCCATATCACCGATGTACAGGATATCATACCTGTATGATTCCACAACACCACCATCCGGATGCATTAATTTGTTTCTCACCGGATCATCATACAGGGGATCAATCTCAACCTTTACAACAACATTGTTCGGAGCCCTGTACTCAGTAAATTGGTATCCTGCTGACAATGAATTGGCATTCAGTTCAGAAGTAACCCTTTTTACCATACCCAGCTGGTCAGCATTGATGATAAATGCTCCCCATCTCCTTTCAACATCATTGACTACAGCATTGTGGAACTGGATAGCTCCCCACTCACCAGTCTTCAATACGAAGATCCGGTTCTTCATTTTTAATTTTCCGGCAGACAGTTCAAGCAGGGCTTTTTCAACCAGTTTCAGGGAGAATCTGGTATAATAGATAGTATTACCTACCTCCATTTGTTCCCTAAGACCAGCACCCATACGGATAACCTCACCTGATTTGCCGAAGTTCATATACTCTCCGTTGGCATTCCTGTTCGACCGACCGAACATAATCAGGTTGTTCTTCTCTTCACTGAACTGTACTTCGAGCTGATATTCTACGTGGTGCATCCACATATTTGCAACTTTGACATTCCCATTCTGATCTTCATAGGGAATACCGACAGCCACTTTCTTATTCAGCATATTTCCCGGTACCTTATGCTGGATACGAATGGTAGACCATTCATTCCTCATAGCAATAGGAGATGAGAACCTAATGTCACCTACCTTACGGGACAAGCCTTTTTCAACCGGAGAATACTCTACAGAGAACCTCTTGCCAGCAGCAAGCTCCTCAGCAGGCATACCTTTGGTGTTGCCTCCCATAAGCTCTACTTTATACACTGCACGGGTTCCCTCCATACGGGGTTCTCCCAGGATACGGAGCATATAAAGCTCATTTTTTTCTCCCACGATCACATTCCCGTCTGCCCACCAATCCTCAGCAAATACTACATAGAAAGGAGCAGTTCCGGCACCTGCCATACCAGCAGTAATAACAGTACCATCCAGGTCACGGGCTTCAATGATAGGAATATTCCTCCTTGAAGAACCGATAATATTCCAGTAATATTCAGAGTCATCCTGGAAACTCTTTTTAGGGAACCTTCTCAGGTAAGTATCCAAGGTAGGACCGTAATTGTTTGCTAACAGTCTAACCCATAAATTAGTAGCCCTTTGCGGCTCAAGATTGTAAATCATACCGAGATGATTATCTTTTGTCAGACCCTTCCAGCCCTGAACATTGACCATCTGGTACTTTGCTAATTGCATTGCCATATTAATCTATTTTTAATAAAACACTTGGTCTACTTCCTTAGCCAGTCTGAATGAAGATTCAGCTCCTGAGAAAGGACTCAGATCCAATGTCCCATCCTGTGTTACCTGTACCCCTGATAACTTTGTCTCTATCTCTTTCAGACCTTTCTTTGTCTCAGCAGATACTTTCTTGTCTATAACACCGTCAAGTGACTGGAATCCATTGGTAATGGCATAAAGGATTCCGATCTTATGCCTGAATTCCTCAGGATGATCCATCTGGTACTTCTGAACCTCCGTGTAATAATTACCTGTTTCCTTATCCTGGTAAACAGGCTTTGTCACAGCATCATAAGCTTTCTGTCTTACCTTATTGCCTACCTTTAACCCTTTGATAGGTTCCTCAGTGGATAACATGGTCTTTTTCAAGGCTTCAACAGATTCCTTATAGGCCAGCTCAGCAGATTTCCTCTCCTCCTCCTGTTCCTTGATGATAGAGTCATAATTACCCTGATAGTACTTGATATTAGATTTCAATGCTTCCTTAGCATCTTCAACATCAGTGCCATTGGTAAATGACATCTCTGTCATCCTGATAGCCTTCTCACGTGATGCTCCATTGTTGATATAGTCCTGATATATGATTCTTTTTCTGAGAGTATCACCGTCATCCCCTTCTTTTGAGATTTGTTCTTCAGTAATACCATTCAGGAACTTCAGTGAGCTTTCATACCTTTGGATCTCCTCAGGTTCCACTCCTGCATTCAGGGCATTCTGTATCCTTTTTTGCTCATCACTGAGTCTGGCTTCAATCTGCTTTTCAAAGTACCTGGCAAAATCTTCTACAGACTTTATATTTTCTGGTTTTTCATTTTCAAGATCCAGGAAAATACCTTCTTCTTGTAACCCGGAGGCTATGGAAGAATAAACCGTCGGAGAACTACCTGCTGGATCACCAGAATTGGTATTTTCCTTCTCCTGTTTATCTTGTTCCCCATCTACTTCCTCCGGGTCGCCGAATAGTTCTGATGATTCTACAGGGCCACTCTCAACGGGTGTTTTAATTTCTTCTGTTTCTTTTTTTTCCTCCTCCCGGCCCCCTGTCTTCTCTTCACTGACAGGATCCTGAGTCTCGTCAGGTCCGGGAGAGGATGATTGTCCGAACAGATCTTCTGAATCGACAATCATACTACTTACATTACTAATGTCAAAATCCATATTGTTCTCCTATTTATATAATATATACAAATATATGGGCAGATCAGTTACCTGCCAATTACTTAACTGGCAGGATATATAAGGTATAATTACAGGTGTTATCTGCATGGATAAAGAAAAAGGGACAGTTTCCTGTCCCCGGACCTGTTAGTCCTTGAAATGGTCCCACACTTTACATTCCGGGCAATCATCATCCCGGAACCAGAAGTTGACAGCTGACTCTATAATCTTATGGTCGGAACTATTTCCGAACCATGACTTGAACAGGACTGCATAATCATGATACTGGGAATTAATAGCCACATATACATCAGCCAGAGTGTACTTGTCAGGAATAATGGATTTATACATTTCCTTTACCTCCCTGGCCTTATTCATATCGAATTTCTCTCCTACATACTTTTTGTTACCCTCGATGTGGAACATCTTAGACACTTCATGGCGTCCGTATGATTCATTGAAATGGCCGCCACTAAGCCCCTCATGGAGCTTTTTCATCATATCCTTGAACTCTGATTTCTCCTCTTCATCCATGTGGTTGAAATGGTATTGTATCCTGTCGAAGAATTGTCTGACAGAACCACCATGACCTCCGTATTCTTCTGCCATATCAATAAAGGAGACAGGAGTTTCCATGGTATGGTGAGTACTTTTTCTGTGATATCCTTCAGAAGGATACCCGTGGGTTTTTCTGTAAAGATCCTCGGCATATCTCCTTTCTTCCTCAGGAGACATATGCCTGTCACTGTATTGATATGCAGATCTTTCATCATCTAAATATATTTCTTTCATGATACGTTTATTTTATCTGTTAGTACTCCTATCAGTTCATCCAGATCTCCCTGATTAAACACTATCTCTTTATCTACAAGTGGAAGAGAAAACCTTATATTCCCTCCTCCTATACCTACGTTGCCTATTACAGGAAGATCCAGGTTGAATGGCTTGATGTTGGACACACTCTTTACCATTTCTCCAAGGGTACCTTCTACATCAAAGGTTCCGTCATCTTCGGCAAAATCATCCATAAAACTGCCGAATTTAGCCAGTTTCCTCTTCAATCCTTTTACAATCAAGGGCCTGACGAATCCTATCATAGGATTATCATTAGCCAGTATATCTATCTTTCCGGACAGATATGTATATATCCTCTCAAGTAGTGCCTGCTTAGTAATCATCCCAGTTGTGATTTAATAAATTCTTCATAGGTAACCTCAGGATGGGATTTACTGAATTCCCGGAATTTTCTGAATAATTCCATTTCCTTATTGGTATCATCTACTATCTTGCTTTTCAGCTTTCTTACAATTCTCAGCTGTGAAGACAACAGCTCATGTCCTTCCTGGCTTTGTTCTATCCTTCCCTTCACAAGATTCAGCAGTTCGGTTTGTACCATAGACTGTAGAATATTGTAATTGGTGGCATAGTCCTCATCATTGAACAATCTTGACTTCTGCTCATCAGTCATAGGGCTGATTTCAGAATCTATCTCGTCCCATAATAATCTCTGCTTTACCTGTTGCTGAGGAGGGGCCTGGAGAGTGGATTGTGGTATCTGTTGTCTGGCAGCTTCATATCTTTGTGCAAGATCCTTGAGAGCACTGATCTGAGCATCCAGTGACGAAGTGTTGAGAAGAGGATCTCCTCCGAGAAATATGTTATTTGTAGGTTGTGGGATCATATCTTTTAATGTTTAAGTGTTAAATCAGGGGACCCGGAGTCCCCTGTTTTGTTTTGTCTGTTATTCTGCTGACGGGGCAGGGGTAGTGGTAGTCTGTCTCTGGCAGCAGCAGGGATTATTGGAAGGTAATCCAGTAACTGTAGGTTCAGTAGGCAAACAGTTGATACCCTTAATGTTACGGCAGTCAAGCCTGTAAATCAGGTTGATAATCCTTTCATCCTCGAAGGCTCCCAGTGTTTTGGCACTGTTAATTTCGCATTGCAGGAGCTTGTCCTGATAAGGACGTACTGCATCGGTTACAGCAACATGGGCCCGGAGATCTGAGATCTGCTTAGCCAGATCATCATACTGGTCACGGGAATTCTTATACAGATTGAATGCAATATCAGTCTGTTTACTGTTGAGGATATCAAATCCGTCACGGGTGGATTTGTACAATCCGAAGTCAGCATCTATCTGTGATTTGTAAAGGCTGAAAAACTCTGAATCCAGTGTCTGCCTGTCCTGGAATCTTTGATTTTGCTGTACCAGGGCCCAGTCATATAATCCTTTCTGTAAAGCCAGGGTGTCCTCGCATCCTTTCTGCCATGCCTCCCAGGCATTCGGACCTGAACATCTGGTTCCTGTAGTGCTGTACCCATTCATGGCATCAACTCCGTTGATATTTACATTTGCAGGAACTGATGACCCACCGAATACTCCGGCACCTACTCTGTTCCTTCCCCATAAGGCTATACCTCCAAGGGCAGTACCTACGATGCCTAATGCTAGTGCCGCATTGGCTTTACCATTGACATTCCTGCGACCATAATAATAGTCATCTTCCCTGCGGCCATACTTATCACAGAAGTAGTCAGCAGGAACTTCTTTTACTTTTTCTTTTTCAATAATTTCCATAACAGGATAAATTTTTAGGATTAAATGTTATATCAGATAGCTATCTATACCCAAATGTACTACAGGGAACTTTCTGAACATAACATTGCCAGGGCCAGGAGAAGGAGTTTAATAATGAGGAAGTTACGATGGTGTCTTGATGCCGGGTATATAAAAAGAATAGAGTCCGGTTTTTACCGGACTCCTCCAACAATCTAATATACAATTATGGTCAGTAAAAATGGCTGTCTGCTTATGTTATGTGCTCTGCTTTACGGAAAGAAGAGAAATAAAACTGATCTCAGGAAATCAAAATAGTCAACCCTAATGCAGAAAAAATGGTTACTACTTATGATCTATATGGTTACCCGGCCAGACTACTTCTGTCCTCACCACAGGCAGAGCACTCTCTCTCTTACTGTTTACATAGCAAAAATAGTAAAAATTCTGCGTCATAAACAGATGCTACTGTCTTTTTTATTATGTTTTTCCCTTTTCTTCTTTATAAAAAGATCAAGGTCTTTCTTCAGGAATAATATATTCTTAAAACCCGGCTTCCTGACACCTCTCGGCAATTCACCGGATCTTACATAGCTATCAAATGTACTCCTGCCCACATTCAGATACCTGCATGCCTCATATTTACTCATGATCTCTTCCCTGTCAGTAACCCGGCGTATATTCTCAAGTAAGGAAACAGCTTCTTCCTCAGACATATCTGAATTTCCTGCTTCAATATTATCTGCCACATTTCTTAGATGTGTAGCAAGAAGGGAAAGAAACTTTTCGATCGCCATATTTCATATGATAATATAATACCAAATACATGAATATACCAGCCACTATAAGAAATAAACTGAACATAGCAGCATCAGAAACAGGAATATAGACTAAATCATCTATCATAGTGATAATAGTATTTACCACTATATAATGTATGAACATCCTATGATACTTACAGAATCTGAAGGCATAGGATGATACATACATAGGAATAGTGGTGAGAAGTGATGTTCCTGCTATATAATCTAATATATCACTACGAAGATCACAGTAATCCATGATGATATTCAGAAGATATAATGCAGAAACAAGGATAGGAGTTATCTTTACACAAATAAGCTCCAGTTTGTATAACATCACCTTATCCATATATCACTTTTCTTTCTTTTTCTTTCCGGCATTTCTTCCTTTAGGAGTATATCCGGCTTTTCCTTTTGGTGTTGATGGTCTTCCCATAATATTTCAATTTTAAATTAAACAATTTCTTCTAAAAATCCACTCTCCTGGCCCTGGGTGGCTACCTTATCTTACAGGTATGGACAGGAGGGACCCTTCTCCTGCATCCGGCAGCTTTTACATATAATACTTTTACCATAGATATTCAAGGCCAGCTAATTCACGTAATCTTACTTCTGATATGAAAGGCTGGTAATGCCAGCTGCATCTGACGATTATTGTATTACCCATTTGTAATAGTGATATATGATTTCTTGCCTTCCTGTCTCTCTTTGGCAAACCTGTCCACCAGAACCTGCTGATAATACCTGCCATTAAGAACCTGCCCTTTTACCTTGTTTTCACCTATAAGGATACACCCTTCAGTATGCTCAGGGGTGACACCGCTGTGAATAAGAATCCCGTCGAAATGAGGGACATTAAGAAGCCTTGGCAACTCTTTCTTAAACTTTGGGGAATAATTGAGTATTACCTCATATCTTCCAGCAGGAATAGCCGTCTTACCATATACTTTCTTTTCCTTTGTAAGGTCACGTACAGTATCCTCCAGGGTATCACTGAAATATTCACCGTCAATATACATTTTCCCTAC